ATCCTGCCTGCTTAGCAGGTACTACACGTGCACAGCGTCCGTGGTATACATCTGCTCCCAAGAAAGGAACAGTATATACATCAGGTCTGAGGAAGTCTTTCTGTGTAGGGTTATATGGAGGAATGATAAATGTATTCCAACGGTCAAGCTGTACGAAATAATCAATACAATCTTTGCCTAAAACACCTAATTTCAGCAAAGCGTCGAGTCTTAACTGTGTTGTTATTGGTGTATCCTTCTTAAACATAGGAAAAGTAAGCTCTCCACCGTAAACGAGTGCTGTTAATGTAGATTCTGAGAGAATACTCTTGAAATTATGTCTTATCTCAGCATTTTCATTTACTTTATCCATTTTTTCCTGAGATAAATGCTTATTTTCAATTACACAGCCGTTTAAGAGAATAGATTTTGATTTTTTATTGATAACTGTTTCAAAAAGTCCTTTCTGAGAGTAGAGAGAGTTTGCTTCCCAAGGAGAAATGTAAATATTCGGCAACGCAAAGCTCGCTTTAGTAGGGTCTACGACATTTCCTGTATTCCACCTTCCGTTAAGGAATGAATCCCTTATGTTCATCTTATCGTGGAGTTCTTTTGCATTGCTAGGATTTCCTGAGAGAATACAATCCATTACAGCTCCTATATTTTCTCTTGCTCGGTCTGAAGCTGATTTTAATGAATCGAGTTGTATACCACTCTTTGAAGCGTACGAAGCAGTATCTTCCTTAATCGACTCTTCAATCAATCCCTGTGCTTCTTCAAGAGCTGACAATTTCATTCCCTTAAAGTTCTGAGAATCCGTGATAGCTTTCTTACCGTTAGCATAGTGCTTCACAGACATATTAGAACTATTGAGAATCTTTCGCAGTTTGTTAAAATCTGTCATAATCTATTCCTCTACTACATTAGGAGCTTGCTTCAATGATATACCCTTTAGGCGTGAAGGGTCAAGAACATTTGATGTAACTTCAAGCTCAGTTGCGTCTGCTCCACGAGCTCGTCTCTTCTCATAAAGACGCTCAAGAGTAACCCTGTATAATGGTTTAAGCTCCTTCTTCCAAGAAAGTAAATAATGAACTACATATCCAAGACAGTCTCCCTTATGGTCAGGAGCTCCCTTTCCACCTTTGCTCGGCTGTCCTGTCTTAGGGTCTTTCTGCCAAGTCAAAATTGTTGTTTCCAAATCCTTACACATAGGACAGATAAAAAGATGTTCCGCAATGAAAAGCTTGTTGCAGGCAAAGTTACGGTCTCCTACAAGAGGGTTGCAGGAACGGTATGCAATCTTAATATTGAAAGTACGAAGCTCTTTCTTAAACTCTACAAAGTGCTCCTTATATGTCATATCAGGAATCCACAATATTTTATTTGTCGGAAAGTCATACCTGAATACTTCAGGAGCTCGTCTTATGTCAGGGAACTCGTAATCCTTTATTGCTATGATAGCCCCGTTGATAATACAGAAGGCAACTGCATTGTTACCAAAGCCGTTGAAGTCCTGACCTATGTAAATAGTGTAATGTATCTCATTACCCTCATCAGTATAACCTAAAATCTCGTCCCTTGCGTACTCATACAGGTCTGAATCAAGCTTGTTTCTCTCAGGGTTATAGTCAGGAAATACAAGCCCTGAGTCTATTGAAATGAATTTTCCTTCCAACAGACAGGCACGCTCTTTTTCATTGTAGATAGCATACATATTGTCTACGTAGTCTTTAGGAAGGTATGTATTCATACGTGTCTCAGCTCGCATAAGAACATAACCAATGCCACTCTTCTTAAAGTGCATTACTGTCTGATATGTTCCTTTCAATCCCTGAGAAGAAGTTGTATACACCATAAAAGGTGAACGGAATCCGTCTACCTGCTGTCGGCAACGGTCATTGATAGATTTTACTACAGCCATTGCTGTCTGCGTATCAAGCTCGTCAAGCTCGTCTACAAATGCACAGTTATGTACCAATACACCGTTAGCAAAGAACTCGTGGCAATCTTCTACTTCAATATCATAAACCGTGTATCGTCCTACCACGCTTGATGTTTTTGCAGTGAGGTGAGCAAGTTGTGGTTGTGGAATACTTGTCTGTTTCAAACTTTTTTCCACAGACAGTACATACTCTTGTGACTCTGTATCTTGTTCTGTGTGCTGTTCGGGCAAGACTGTTAACGGCATTTCTCTTACACTCATCAGAGCAGTAAGAAGCTCCGACAGCGTGTGCTTCAAACTTTCTTCCACAGCATTTACAGATACATTCAAAACTTCTGTTCTGAGCAAGCTCTTTGAGTTCAGCTTTTCGCTTCTCTCTGTACTGCTCATCTTTCCATAACTCAGCAGACTTCTTCTGAGCTTGCTTAATTGCTTCAAGAGCTTGTTTCCGTTTTTCTTCAGGCTGAAGTTTCCAATGCTCCTTAGCGTGTTCTTTCCTTGTAACAAGCTCAAAGTTTTCAAGAGTATTGTTAAGAGAGTTTCCGTCTTTGTGGTGCACATCATATCCTTTCGGAATTGCACCGTACTCAGCAATCCACATATCTCTGTGCAAAGTTGAATAACCTTTCTTCTTATTCTCATTTGAGCAGGTGTAATAACACCTTTTTCCGTGAGACTTAGAATCGGGGTATCTGTAATACCTGATACCATTGAAATCAACAATGTCAGACTTTCGTCTATTTTTCCACTCGTGCTTAACCATTTTCGCCACTCCTTAGTATCTATTTTAACTAATGAAGTAGTTTTTGTCAAGTCTTGTGCTTCGATTTCATTGTTGAAACTATCAATGAATCTGTGTTCGGGAGTACAGATTATTTTTGTTCCTTCTACATTTACTTCAATACAATCACGCTCTCCATTACACCAAGCGTGCTTTACCTTCTTGAATCCTTTACGAGTAAGCACATAGTCCATTTCGGTAATGTCCTCAATGTTCTTCTCTCCCATTAAGGTCATTATCTTAGTTCCGTCTCTGAAGCAAGCACAGCTGAAACCGTAAATATTGGACTCGTCTTCATCAGGAATAAGCAGTAACTCTACGTTACCAACCGTAATGATGTTATGAGCCTTATCATAGTTATATTCTGAATTAGTCTCTTTCAAGTCCTGTTCCAAAAGTCCTGTAAGAGTCTTCTTCATAAAGGTAAGGTTTTTAGAGGCAATCAATATTTTAGGATTATGCTTTTCCAAGTCCTTCTTACCAAGCAAATCTTTAATCGCTTTCTCGATAGCTTTAGTAAGTCCTGAAGTCTTACCACTTACGCATAGCCTGCAACAAGGAAAAAGAAGTTAATCTCAGGAAATACATACGGTGCTTGTACTAACTGTCCTTGATGAGGCAATAATTTTACTAGATTCGCCACTCTAGTCCTCCTATTTATGGATTCCGTGTTGCTCAAAAATGTCTCTAGTAAAACTGAGCCAATTTCTGCCTGAGCGTATAGCTTTTATAGTAGCAAACGATACACGGTACTTGTCTGCTATCTCTTGCTTAGTCATAGAGTGCGTAAGTACCAACTCAAGTATCTCACGTACCTCTCTTTCCTTCAATTTTGCAAATCCGTTTTTCTCTCCTTTAATATCTTTATTCTGATTGTTCTCTGACTTAGTTACAAGCCTTATATTCTCAGGATAATTATTGTGTCTGTTTCTATCTATATGGTCTATCTCATAACCTGTTGGTATTTCACCATACAAATTAGAATAAACCAATCTGTTTATTCTTCCCGATATTTTAGTCTTGTCATTTATTGCTAATGAAGTCCATAAATAACCTCCGTCATTCTCATAAAACTTCATCTTGCATTTACGTCCATTGGCTGACCTGTAAGTTACATATCCTCCGTTCTCCTCAATATGTACCGTCAATGGATACCTCAAATAAAGTTTACCTCGCTTTTCGCTATAGTATACTGTAGCTATAAAATTCATAAGTTTCTCCTTATGTTTTAATTATAGCATACCCTTATGTTTTAAGTCAAGCATATCCTTTAACGAGATTCATTGTTCTCTCCTTCCTTCTTGTCACTAAGCTCCTTTAGTCTCTGCTTAGCGTCTGCTTTAAGTCTTGCCTCGAAGCTGTCTGTATCTTCACTTACTCCGAAGTCCGCTGACAACTCTCGGCTATTTCCACCGTGATTTACTTCCACTGAGTCCAATGCCTCAAAGTCTTCCTTGCTCATAGCTATGTATGCTACGTTAAGAGCGTTACTTTCGTCCTTAGTAACATTGAGGTCTTCGAGGAGGAGCTTTTGCTTCATTTCAAGTGCTTTAAGAACTGTGGCACTTCTGTCACCTACCTTCTCAGGGTCAGAATATGAACCACCTAATACTCCGTCAAGAATGTCGAGCTGGTCTATAAACAGACTTGCCTTGATTGCTTTAGTCTCAGCTATGTACTCAGGGTCGTCTAGCATACGGATACGTATGTCCTTAGGGACTTTACAGGCGTCCATTGCTACTGAGTCTTTATATACTATCTTGTACTTGGCTATTACATCTGCACGTAATTCTTCATAGGTTTTTTCTGCCATACCTTTTCCTCTGTCTTAATTGTAACGTAAGTGTTTACAGAAGTCAAACTGTGGTGTATGATTAGTACTAAAGAGACTCCTCAATCTGCCATTGATGTAACTCTCTTTTCCTTCTTGCCCTCGTGCTGAAAAGTGCGAGGGCGTTTTATTTTTCGGGGGTATGCCATTTATAGAAAAAGGGGTACGGGGGTGGGTGGGGTCTTTGAAAGGAGATTTTTATTCTACGTGGTGTAATTTGAAAAAAGGCTATTTTGTGTGTAAAAATGGGTATCCACCCCGATAGTACCTGCCGAGAGTAAAAATCCCGACAGACCATTTTTGTTAGGCTTACCTAACTAGTCCGATATTAAACTTAAAAGCATATTTCCGATTTTCGCTATTTTTGCATTTTTTGCATCGCTCATAAATCCGCCTATCATAATTATTACCATTACTACGCAAGGCAACCCGAAACATACGCAAGGGATAATTTCTAAAATCTCATTCATTTTTATAACCTCCATAAATTGTTATTTTATCGGGCTATTGCTAGCCCGTTTTATTTATTCTATATCTTGGAAAGTATTCACAAAATCTACGCCATTAATTGTAATAGGTTGTGTTTTATCTGCAAACCACACTTCTACCTTTTTACCCTTTACACAATAAAACATTACGTTATTATATTCTGCTATAATTTTATAATCATCTTTCAATGATTTACAAAATCTCATTACAGGATACTTTCCACCGATTAAACAATTAAAAATAGTCATATTTCCACCTTCCTAAAATTGTGTTTTTGCCGTCGCTCAAGCAACGCTTTATGTTTATATAATACCACGTATAATAAAAAAGTCAACTACTTTTTGCAAACTTTTTTCTGTAATTTTTTGGTGTCCTAAAATAACAAAAAAATGCTAGTTTCAACGGAAATCGGCTATATTTCATTGTATACTATACAAAAAGGTTAGAAAAAAAGACATAACGATTTTCTATTTGATTTGCGAGGGCGTTTTTTATTTTAATAAAAAAGAATGATACTATATGATATATAATATTATTTTTTGAATGACAAAATAATAAAAAATGTCATATTGTCAGCACGCTTGGAAAATGACAAAGTAATAAAAAATGTCATAATGTCGGGGAAACGGGAAAATGACATAAACACAAAAAATGTCATAATGTTATATTAAACTAAGTGTAGTATAATAGCCGTTATTCTATATAAGAATTGCGAATAAAACCCATAAATAAAATAGAAAATTGTTATACCTCTTTTTATAACTCTTTTCGTACGAAATTACGTTTTTTTACTCTTTTTATAACCTTTTTACAAAAAATATAGATTTATACAATTTTTGTATAGATTTGTTATACACTTCACTATCACAATTCATTATATTTATACTTGTAACGTGAGCTACAAAAAACAAATACCACAATAAATGGAGGTGGACAAAATGAAAAAATCTATCAACTTAGAGGCTAGAAAAGAGATACTAGCGAAAATTAAAACGGCATACAATGGATATGAGGAAATAATTTTTGACATTGTCAAAAACGGTATTCTTTACTATTCCAATAACGGGGATTGTGTCGCATGGGTATACGATACAAATACTTTTTTAGACTTCTTAAATATGGGTGTAGTAAATACAGATTATTATATTTATAAGTTTGCACTGTTAGACGGTGAATTAATTACAGTAAAAGTTGAATAAAATATAGGTAAAATCCCCTATTGAAAAATAGGGGATAAAATCAGACAATAAAAATACACAATAATTGGAGGTGTAACAATGAATACAACAAAATTAAACAGAACAACAAAAAAGGCTAGCCGTTGGGTAGAGGAATATTTTAATTCTTCTTGTTTCTCTGTAGATAATTTTTACGGACGTTGCAGTAGTGAAAAGTTATCTATAGAGCGTAAAATTAAAGAGCGTATCTACAACAATAATTTATGCGATTATCGTGTATTAAATGGTAACTGCTTTTATTTTACAGTAGGTTATCGGGATAATAACGGGGATACACTCTATATAGAGACAGTATCAAACATTTTCGAGATTAATTTGAAGAACTAAAATATAGAGGGGATTTTCCCCTCTGTATATACACAATTTATGGAGGTTTTACACTATGGCTATTTTTAATTATAAAGGTATTAAATATACTATTTTCTTTTATCCCTGCGGAAATATGGCACGGGTTACAATGGAGGGAGGGCAATTCTCACGGGATATAAAATACGATTCAAAATTGACTGTCAAAAAGTTTTTACACGGACTTGAAAAAATCAAGTTTAATTAATAAGGATTTTCCCCTATAGGTAAAAATTGCCTTAGGGGATATAATAAAAACACAATTTATGGAGGTTTACTTATGGCAAGAGTTATCGAGGAAAGAATTATTGATACTATCAATAATTGGAAGGAAGGGGAGCATAGACTCTCTTGTAGAGACAGGGTAGAGATAGACGATAGGACGGCTATTTACTACTTATGGGATAGCCCTATTTTCAAGGTAAAGAAAGAGACAGAGAAAACTGTTATAACATTCTCTTTCTGTAATTGGGGAAGTCAGACAACGAAAGAGCGTATAAGTGAGTTATTATGGAAGTTTGCACACTGTTATATTTTCCGTAAAAATTGGATTCACTATCTGAAAATGAATGATGAGTACTACAAAATAGATGAGTCAGTTACTTATTCTATCGTAGACGGGAAATTATTTAAGGCAGTGTCAGGGGAAGAAGTAGAGCCATTGAAAGACTTTACAAGATAGGTAAAATCCCCGATAGACGCTTTTGCCCGTCGGGGATAGAATAAAATCATAGTAGCAATTTATTGATACGTCATACACGGAGCGTAGCGACGTATAGCGGAGGTATTTTATGTCAAAGGCAAATGTAACTAGAAAATGGATAAGAGACAATTATTATTGTTGTAGTGTCGGCTATTGTGACTTACAAAATCTGTTGCATTATCAGTCGGCAGACTTCTACACTTGTGGTGTCTATGGTTGGAATATGGACGTATACACGTTCGGGGATTATGCAATAACAACAGGCTATCGTGGAATGATAGATAATATATCTAAAGATTATTCCTCCCTGATTCACGAGTACGACGACAAAGCAAGGGAGTTACTAAAAACACAATGGGAAAAACCTTATGAGGAATTGAAGGCAGAAGTAAACAATTTACTCAAAGAGTTTTTGCAGAAGGTTTTCGATACAAAGGATTCAGACAGATTCTACATATATTAGGTAAAATCCCCGATAGACAGTTACTCTGTTTATCGGGATAATAAAAGCATAGTAACAATTTATGGAGGTTTACTTATGAAAAAATACAGACTTGAAATTAATGGTAGTTTTATTGGAGTAATTGAAGGTAAAAGAGCCTTCAAAAAATGGTTAGAAGACAACGGAAAATATAATCCATTGTGGACTAAAGAAAACATTAAACTCGTGGAAGTAAAAGAAAGCCATAAGACAGAGTACACAATTTATGATTCGTACGATTCATATTCAGAAGAAAGAAGAAAAGACGCATTTGAAAGCATTATGGAAAATCAATTCATTGCAGAGGAAGACGGACTTATGACTGTAACCGATAATTTCGGGAAGGAAGTAAGGATTACCTGTGAAGAGTATAAAAAGACTATCACGGAAGAGGACATTGACAATGAATGTAATTTTATGAATGAGTTATGGTTTGAGGACGAGCAACGTGAATTGAAACACGTAGACGAAGGCGGTGGACTTATAGCCATTGCAGATGTCGGACGTTGGAATGGCAGATTCAGCGGATATAAAGAGGTAAAAAATCTTGCAGACGTTTTATACTCTGATTGTGACTATGAAAGAGTCTATGTAGATTCTAACGGGGATTTACGAAAAGAAGAGAGTCACCACGACGGAAGTAATTCCATTCTGTATCGCTATTGGAAGGACGGACTCACGGAAGAGCAGAAGGAAAACTTTATGAGTAAAATCTATAACGGGGAATGTACACAAAAAGACATTACACGTTATACACGTAAGGCAGGGCTTGGAATTGCAAATAGCTATGGGTGGACTGTTAGAGGCGGTGAAAATAAATACAAGAAGGTTGCATAATAAGGATTTTCCCCGATAGATAAATTATCGGGGATAGCCTAGAATATAATTAGCACGAAACAATTTACGGAGGTTATACGTATGAAAGGAATTATCAGAAAAGGTAGCAATGCAGAAAAGAGACTCAGAAATATCTCTGAGGACATTGGCAAGAAAATTGAGACAGGAAAATTGAATGGACTTACACAATCGGACATTTTTTCAGCTTGTAACATCGGCAAGGAATTAGTAGCAAAGGGAGTAGCACAGACTGTTATTTCCAAAGTTGCAGACTATTTCAAGTCATTCGGATTCATTGTAACAATGGATTTTAATAACGTAAACTACGTTATTATAGCATAAGGGAAATTAAGGGAAATTAAGGGAAAATTTCCCCTAATTAAAGGAGTAAACTATGGATAAGAGAGCACGTAAGGAATTAGTAGACGCTATTGCAAAGTACATCTTGGAGGACGAAAACAAAGAGGAAGTAATAGCAGAGTTGAAACGTTATAAGAGGGAGTTTAGAAGTGAACCCGATTATAATTGGTATAGATACGGCAACATCTTGCCTTATTATTCACAGATTCGGGACTTCTATAAAGAGCACGGATTCCTTTGTAACGATGATAATGAGTTGTTGTGTGAAGACTTCTGTTATCACGTCGGAAGAGCAATAGACAAGATTTTGGAAGAGAATAGATAAGTAAAATCCCCGATAGATTTCCTGTAGTTTATCGGGATAATAAAAGCATACAGTTTTCACGGAGGTAAATTATGAAAACAAAGTACATTTTGACTACACAGAAAGAGGTAGTGAAAAATTGGAAAGGAGACTTTCAGGCTCAGGCTTGTGATGAAGGTATCAGATATGTCTATGAGGGAGATATAACCTCACAGACTTATTGTGAGTTTTTGGGAATGGACTATCCTACTGTATCTCTTCTTGGTGCTGTTAGTTATGGTATTGAATATAACTGTATTGAGGGAAACAAATACATTCTCAAGTGTGAGACATACATTAATTCGATTGTAAATGAAAACTTGTCTTTTGAGTTGGAAGACAATGAGGATTATCTTGGATTCTACGGGGAGACAAAGGAAGAAGAGCAGAAAATCGGTGTGGCTCAGTGGTTGCCTAGCAATTGGAAAGAACTGATTACAGACGAACAGAAGGAAGAGATTGCGAAAGAATGGTGCGAGGAAAACAGCGATGAGTTGGGAGATTTTCTTTCTGATTCTGATAAAGCAGACATTGCCTATGATTACATTGATAATAATTCTAATGATATTATCGACAGAGCCTATAATAACCTTGGAGACTACGAGAAAAGAGAGTTTATCAAGGACTGCATTGACAATCTGTAATAAGGATTTTCCCCGATAGTAAAATATCGGGGAGGAGGTTAGAATTATGAGTACTAAACAATACTATGAAAAGCGGAAGGCAGAAGTAATGGAAGAGGCTATCGAGTGGAGTAACGACGTAGGCAATCATAACTATTCTTATGGGGAGTTTGCTTATTTTGAAGATTACTTCAGGAGACTTGGAAAACGTTATGGACTTCTCCGTGAGTTTAAGGAAAACGCAATCTGTTAGGAGGAAAATATGAAGTGGTACACAAGTGGAAAGGAAAGTAACAAGGTAAGCAGAATTGAAAGGAAGTTGCGACGTATGGCTAGAGTACTGAATAAAATCAGTAAGAAGTATGGCTTTACTTACGTGGACGTAGACTTTATACACGGGACAAAAGATACTGAGTCAATTAATATCAGAGTAAAGAAGGGAGACGAGGTTGTGTTTGATTCCTATGCTTTCATAGAATAGGTAAAACACCATATGGACAAAACATACTGAGTGTGGTATATTAAAAGCATAAACAATTTACGGAGGTAAATCTTATGGCAAACAAGAAGACAAAGAAAGAAGAAGGAACATCAATTGCACTGTATTCAAAGGTACAGACAGTTATTGACGAATTGGACAAAGCATTTTTCAGTGGTAAGGGAAAGCAGAAAATCCCTCAGGTTGTATTTGCAATCAATACACGTTGCAAGAGCTGTTGTGTGGCTTTCGTACAGGCAGACGCTTTATATGACAAGAGCTCAGACAAGAAGTTACAGTATCTTGCAATCAATCCCGATTATCTTAATCGCAAGTTGAAAGATACTCTCGGTACTATCTGTCACGAACTGTGTCACGTGTACGAAAATGCTTTCATTCATATCCCACGTGGGGGTTATCACGATAAGCAGTGGGCAGAACTTATGACAGAGTGCGGACTCGAGCCTAAGTATCTTAATACTTCTAAGACTGCCGTAGACCACAAAATCATCAAAGGCGGAGCGTTCGAGGATTTCGTAAAGACTTTCACTGAAAGATATGGTGAGGATTTTTTCAATATTGTTTCGTACTCATCAGAGGTACAGAAGAAGACACGTAAGACACTTGGTATCAAGGACGATGAGGACGACGATGAGCCTAGAGCAGACAATGCAGACAAGCCTATAAAGAAGTACAATCGCAATAAGATTAAGTACATCTGTCACGGTTGTGGAATGAAGGTTTGGGGAAAAGGCGGACTGTCCATTCACTGTAATGATTGCGACGAGGACTTGGAAGAGGAGGCAGAATAATGACTTATCACTTTAACGGTGAAGTCTACGTCGAAGGAATAACGGTAGAAGTCGAGGCTAGAGCTGAAGGCTTTTACTGTGAAGGAGACTCATTCGGTTATGGCTGTGAGCCTCCCGACGGAGATTTTAAGATTACAGAGGTAAATATCATCAGAGCATATCCTGACTGTCCTGAAGAGCCTATCGAGGTTACGGAAGAGTTGAGGAATAAGGTTTGGGAAAAACTTTACAGTGAAGAGTTTAAGGAGGACTAAGTGAGCAAGGTATACGTAAACAAAAAGATAGTAAAGAAAGGGACAGACTGTGTAATTCTGAGAGACTATGATAAATGCTATAATACTTTCAATTACTATCTGTTCAGTACAGAGGGAGACGTAATTTTGGCAGTTACGGACTGTAACTGTAGACAGATTCCAAAAGTTATTCTTGACAGGTTTGAGAAGTTTTCAGTTGAGGTATGGCACACTAAACAAAGAGCAGAGTTTAATGCTTGGCTCAAAAATGAGGGGTATAAAGAATGAAGTGGAAAATGGTAAAGAAAGGGAATAAGTGGAAGAAGAGACTTGTACCCGACACAGACGAGTGGATTACTCTTCTGTGTGTGGTATTGGTATTAAACTTTATTTTATTACATCTGATTATTAAAGGAGCATAGTATGACAAAGAAAGATGTTTATAATGAAAACTCTCTGATTGATATGCGTACGCATATTCACGGGGAAACGGCAATCAAGCCTTATTATTACTTACGTTGCAGAGCATTACACGCAAGATATACAGTAGACAGAGTAATTGAGCTCTCTTCTACAGAGGTAGCAAAACTCAAGGTTGATATGACTACGGGAGACAAACAGGAAGTACTTGGAAAGGCTTGGAACTTCTTTGAAAACACTGTAGAAAAGCCGATTATAGAGGACGGAATTGCATACGCTGACGAAAAGTTGAAAGGAGTAGAAAAGAATGACGTTCAGTGAAGAAAAGGAGAGAGTTAAACAGTTTGGCACGGGAATTGACGAGCGTATCAAGGCAGTAATCTTCAATGAAGAAGAGCACAGTTATTGGTATAACGGCAAGGAACTTCACGGAGTTACAGGAGCAATAGGCAAAATGCTTGGAAAGAGTTTTCCCGAAACTGACACTGTAAAACTTGCGACAATCTACGGACACGATGTTCATTCTGAAGTAGAGCATTACTTCAACGACGGAAGAAAAGAACTCTCTTCTGAAGGTGCGAAGTGGGTAGTAAATACTATGGAGCATTGGGGAGACAATCTTCTTATGGACAGAGTGGAAGAAATAAAGAGCGAAGTTATGGTAAGTGATTTTGAAGGGACTGCAAGTAAGATTGACTTGGTGCTCAGAACTCTTTCAGGTAACGATGTACTCTTTGATATTAAGACTACTGCAACCTTTAACCGTGAGTATTGTTCTCTTCAACTTTCTGTCTATAAGAAGTTGTATGAAATGAACTACAACAGAAACGTTACGGGGCTCTTTGTGCTTGGTACAAAATCTCAAAGAGCGTTCAGAATTATCGAACAGCCTTCGAGTAAGGTTGAAAAGATTTTGGGAATGAATAAGGCATAATAGGAGGAAAAGATTATGTGTAAGAAATTGGTTATTTGTAAGTACATCGGGTTTAATCCAAAAGACGAACTTTGTACTGTAGGCAGAAACTACGCCTATTTTATCGAGACAAAGAAGAAGATTGAGGCAAGAGACTTCATCTGTATTGCAGAAAACAGAGGAAACGACGACAGGGCTTGCCTTTCTACTGTAAGGGTTATGAATGTAGTCAATGACTATGAGCATAACGTTGAAGCAGGCAATGTTCTCATTTCAGGCTGTGAGAACTCACCACGTAACAAGATTTTTGTAGGCAAGGCAGATTTACAGCAGTACTTTTACGAGCTTGATAAGAAACGTAAGCGTGAAGAGATTACACAGAAGCTTGAACAGCGTTTCAAAGAAGCAGAGAAAATGGCTCTGTATCAGAAACTTGCAGAGACCGACCCTGAAATGAAAACTCTCTTGGAAGAATTGGAGGCTTTGAAATAAGTTGGTAGTACGAAACAAATGGAATAAGAAGACTTACAAGGTAATCGAAGTCAAAGACGGAAAGGTAACACTTGAGCGTTCCGACGGAACACAGTTTATCATTGCTAAGGCAGAATATTTTTTGAATTATACTGAAAAAAGTTCTTGACATATTAAACTAGGTGTAATATAATTTAAGTATAAACCATATTGAGGAGGTAAAGAATATGGCTCAGAAGAAGGAAAAGAAAATGGCTGAAGAAGTTGTGGTTGCAGAAGTGAAAGACACCGACTTCGATGACTTGGAACTCAAGCTTGAAAAGCCTATCCTGAATAAGGATAAGACTATCACAATCGGTGGAAATTGGGACAACCTTAAAGGAAACATTAAGAAGGTTGTAGACAAGTACAAAGGAACACAGTTGACAGAGGATAACGTAGAGTACGTTAAAACTCTCAAGAAACAGTTTGTATCCCTCAGAACAGGTGTTGAACTCGACTTCAAGAACTACAAGACAGCTTATCTTGACCCTGCGGAGTCTCTTCTCAAGGCAGTAAAAATGGAACTTCTTGCTGTCATTGATGAAGGTGAGAGTGCACTTGGAGCACAACTTGATGAGTACGACCAAAGACGTAAGGACGAACTTACAGTCATTCTTAAAGAGTATGTTGAAGAAGCCGTGGAAAAGTATCACCTTCGTGATGAGTACGCAACACAGATTCAGCTTATCAAACAGTACTACAATAAGACACAGAAAGAAGAGGACACCATTGCAGACATCGAAAGACAGGCAAAGGAACTCTCTGAAAAACAGACCGCTTATGATAATGGTGTAGCCCTTATCAGGGCAGAGTGTGAAGAAAGTGGCTTGCTTCCTGACGCTTATATCCGTGAACTTGCTTACCGTAATGCAATGGAAATCATTATGGAAATCAAGCAGGACAGGAAGGCTCAGGCAGAACTCAAGGCTAAGGCAGAAGAAGGCGAGAAGGTTTCAATCGGAGAAGCCTCCGATTCTGAAATTGCTAAGCAGATTGCTAAGGCAAGTGAGCTTCCTGAAGACGAAGAGCGTACAAAGGTACTGCGTGTAACATACAAGGCAAGTCAGGCGAAACTTATGGCTCATTTCTTCAAAGAAAACGGAATTAAGTTTGAGTTCATTAAGGTGGATTTCTAAAGGAGGAAGATATGAAAGAAACAAATCCAATTACCGAAGAGGTAAAGAAAGTGGCAGAGGAGACAGGAGCTCAGGTAGAAAATGTGACAGAAGGTACTCTCAGCAAGGAGACAATAGATTCTATGAATAGAGCACTTGACAATGGAGCGAAAATAGTTATAAAAACACTTGAAATGGAAGGTGTTAAGCTCACTAAGGAGCAGGAAGATAAAGTACGTCAGGCTTATCACGCTTCATTTGCTATTACAGCTCTGTTGATGAAGTAAAGGGGAAATTGCCCCTCTGTATAGAGGGGTTATACTTCATAGGAAGGAGGTGTGTTATGAAATGGCTTAAAGACTTTCTTAATCAGAAGTGGGTTAAGATAGTATGTGTCATAATGTGGGTTATTGCTACAGCCGTACTCCTGTATGACGGAGTAACTGTAGGAGAACTTACAGACACAGCTAAACTCATCGTAGGATTGGGAATGGCTCTGTCACTTCTGATTGCAGGTTTGCGAAAACTCTTGCAGAAGAAAGACACAACAAACAAGTAAATACTTCCTCTCTGTAGAAATCATTGGACTACAGAGAGGGGTACTTGGTAAGGTAGCTCAATGGGTAGAGCTTTGGAGTATTTAAGGCATACAGCTCCTAAATAGCCTTGATAGAGGTTCAAATCCTCTCCTTACCTAGAAGGTCGATGATAGCAAGCCCTTCTACCAAAAATATCTATCAGGGGTCGACAGCTCCTAAGATTGATAAGACGAAGTACAAGTCAGTGCAGAGAGAAGTCCCTCACAGAACGGTGGTACGCCTGTGAGGGAAACTCTCTCGTTATTTCATCTCGTTATTTCATCTCGTTATTTCAGGAGATAAATATGATTAGTAGTATTATATGGCTTATATTATTACAGATTGGAAAAATCAATCCCGAACACGCTCCGTGGAGCATTTATCTTCTTGTATGTTTGGTCGAGGTAATTGTATATTTTAAGTGTCTTACAAAGATAAAATAATGCTTGACAAATTATACTAAGCATATTATATTAGAAGACGTCCCCTTGAGGGGATATAAATAATACAACGTGGATTAGTAGTCCACAGATAGGAGAACACTATGGAAGAACAGAAGGCTGTATCAGAAGTAGAAGGAAAGGAAGTTGCTGAAGTAAGCGACGAGGAATTGGCTACCCTTATGGCAGAGGGTAAGAAACATCAGGACGCAGAAAATGCAGGTGACGGTGTAAAGGCAGATTACATCTTACTTGCAAAGTCAGGCACAAAGGCTCTCAAAAAATCACAGGCAGACCTTTACATTGAAGGGCTCAAAATCGGAGACTTCTTCTTGCAGAAAGAAAAGAAAGTCCTCGGTGAGAAACTTCGTGTAGTTCCACTCGCTTTCATTACTCTTTATCAGGAGAAGGAAAGTGCAGACAAAGACGCTAAGTTCTTTGGTGTATGGAACAAAGAACAGGCAGAGTCTTATGAGCTTGTAGACGGTTCATACTATGACCGCCTGCTTCCTAACGGACATATCCTTCAGCCTGTAAATTGGGTTATGGTAGAAGTCCTTGGACACCCTGAGCTCGAAAATGCAGTAATTGCATACAAGAGCACAGGAAGCCGTATTTGGCGTAAGTGGAAGGAAGACGCTAAGCCTCGCTCACAGACATCTGCTACACTTATCTACGAAATCTCTGAAATGGAAGTTTCAAACGATAAGAACGATTGGACAGACATTGGCTTTGCTTATGTTGGTTCTCTCTTGGAATCAGACAAGGCAATGGCTGTAAAGTGCCTGCGTAAATCAAATGCAATTCGTGATTCGTACGAAAAGCACGTACTTGTTGCAGACCACACTTCTGTAGCTCCTGCTACTAAAGCTGTAGCACAGATTGAAGACGCTTCAGATGTAGAAGATTCTACAGATGATGAAGAATCAGGATTCTAGGCTTTAATTATTAGAAAAACAGGCAAGTATCTTATAAAGTACTTGCCTTTTATAAACAAATGTAGTAGTCTTGACTAATAGAAGGAAAAAGAGAGAATGAACTTCACGGAAAGGAACAGACAGAACAGATTATATCGTATATGGCACGGAATGAATAATAGATGTAACTGTGCTACGTCAAGAGACTATGCTAACTATGGAGCTAGAGGAATAAAAGTAGAGTTTACCTCTTTTGAAGAGTTTGTTACTTGGTCACTTGAAAATGGTTATGCAGATAACCTATCCATAGATAGAATAAATAATAACGGAAATTATTCTCCTGCTAATTGCAGGTGGACTACAGTTAAAGTACAAGCTAACAATCGAAGAACTAATGATAACTTCACGTTCAATGGAATAACTCATACCATTACAGAATGGGCTGAAATCTACGGAGTAAAAGCTGATTCTTTACATAAAAGATTAGAGGTATATGGTTATTCTTTTGAGAAGGCTATTACGCTTCCTTGTGAGAAGCGAGAAAGACAAATAACATATAAAGGTAAAACACAGAATCTAAGACAATGGTCTGAGGAATTGAATATACCTTATAACACGTTGCGTAGCAGACTTAATAATCTACATTGGACTGTAGCAAAAGCTTTCGAGACGCCTTATGATAGCTTTTATTGGAGTAGAAACAAAGGAGGACAGAATGATTAACAACGTTGACGCACAGCGTTTTTCTTTACTTTTCCGTGGTAAAAGCAATTCCTATGTAAAAAACGAACTCCCGAAAGAAAGACCTGAAGCAGGACAGAAAGTTAAAACTAAAATTACGACTCACACGGGAGAAGTAGATAAGGATTTGCTTTTACATCATCTCAATGGAGATTTTGGTGTAGGTATTTGTCCTGTTAACGCTGAAGGAAAGTGTTATTATGCTGTAATAGATATAGATTCGTATGGAACAAAGATTAAGAGAGTTCTACAGTTTATCAAAGATTATCAGCTCCCTCTGTTACCGTTCAGAAGTAAGAGCGGAGGACTTCACGTTTATCTTATGCTCGCTAAGCCTGTATCGGCTAAATCAATGCGTGAAGTATTAAATCAGATTATATACTACTTCTCACTTGATATGCTTTATGGAAAAGCAAAGGTAGAAGTATTTCCAAAACAGGAAAAGGCAGAGGGCTTCGGCTCTTCTGTTACCCTGCCATATTTCAATGCAGATAACCCATATACATATCTTCTCGACTTGGACGGAAACCCCGTTCCATTCAGAGAGGCTATGGATTATATTCAACATCATCTTACAAGCCTTGAAGAAGTAAAGAAGGCTATTGAAAATCTTCCTTACAATGACGCTCCACCTTGTATTCAGAGAATCCTTATCTCTGAGGAAGTTGGTGGAGAGGATACAGGAAGAAATAACTTTATCTTTTCTTTCGCTGTATATGCTAAAAAGAAGTGGGGCAACGGCTTTGAAGATTATGTAAAGGAAGTCAATGAGCACTTTGAAGTGCCTCTTGAAGACGCAGTAGTTGAGCAGACTTGTACATCTGTACGTGAGCACGAGTACATTTACAAGTGTAAAGACATTCCCTGTAATTCTTACTGTGATAAGCCTGCCTGTCGAAAACGTGAGTTTGGACTTGGTAAAGATAAAGGACATTTTACAGGGATTGATTACGGTCAGCTTTACCGCTATAAGACAGCAGAGCCTTATTATGTATGGAAGCTCCGTCTGCTTGGTCAGGAAGTTTGGGTAGACGTTGTATTCAAGGACGAAGGCTACCTGCTTGACCAAAAGAACTTTGCTAAGATGTGTGTACGTTATCTTAATCAAGCTCCAATGCAGGTCAGTAACAACGATTGGTATGCCGTATTGAACTCTATACTGCCTAATATTGAAGACGTAGAAGTTAAGCAGGAAAGTGATACATCAAGTCTTTCTATGCTCAAGACAACCTTTATCCGTTACCTGTCTAACAAGCAGGCTAGACGGGATATGCCTTATCAGATTCGTATGGGCTTGTGTGTAAGACAGTCAAGTAATGGAATAACAAAATATTATTTCACTCATATCGGCTTTGCAGAGTATATGAAGAATCAGAAAGTTACTTTTGATTACAGTATGCTCCGTGAAACCCTCATCAAGTTTGGAGCAAAGGAAGATACTCTTGTATATACAGACGCAAGAGGAGACGTAAAGCACTTCCCTTGTTGGAGTAAAGTAGAAGATACAGACATCGAGGAAGCCTACGCAGGAGCAATGGAGATTGAGGAAGGAGACAAGAACAGTCTAAATATAGAGGGTGTTGGAGAAGCTTCAAACGTTGATGAGTACGAGCCAAAGGAAGAAGAGAAGCTTTATTCAGATGAAGACAAGGCAGAATCGGAGGACTTATTCTAATGCTAATTAAGTGTAAATCAGCCCTTTTGTTGTCTTCTGTAGAAAGCTTCACTCATATGTATACTCAGTTAGCAAACGAAATCGGAGTAAGGCTCACCACAGAATCAGAATGGAACAGGCTTTATAGAGTGAATCAGGACGTTATAATTTTAGGTTCTAAATACTTGGATAAAGTAAATGAATCGTACTATGCAAATGCAGTTTTAATGCTTAAATCAAGTGAGTGTCCTGAGGACTTCATAGAAAAAGGAATCAAGAGATTCATATTTGATTACCAAAATGCTAATGAATTAAGGCTTGCCTTGTACAAGGATATAACAGTAGCAAAGAGTTATACGACAAGCCGATATACTTTCGGACGTTACGACTTTGACTTCGGGGAAGACTCATTCAAGTATGAAGGCAAGAACATTTACCTGACACCAACTGAAAAAGCATATATAGCAAGTTGGCTCTTGGGTGGACATAAAGACAACGCCAAAAGAGGAATCTTGTGCTACGCTCGCAGAAGGCTCGGCTCAGATTTCTTGAAGGATATAGACCGCTTTGGTAGATTAAAGGAGGATAAAGATGAGTAGCAGAAGTAAAAGAGTACAACAGCAGATTGTAGCTCAGAGACTTACAACAGTAGTACAGGTATTGTCTATTGTTGAATCAGAAGCAAGAAAAATGAATTGGTGGCAGAGATTTAAGCTTGCTAACAGTTTTCTTTGGAAGAAGAACATAGACGCTTTCTTCCAACTTGCTACAGAAAATAAGGAGACTGAAAGTGAATCATAAGATTTACAAAATCATAAACAGAAAAGAGGACTGTGTACTCCTAAGGAAAGAAATGCCTGACTCAAGCCCTCACTCTGTTATGTTTCAGGTGAGGGACATAGAAAACGATATAATCTATATGGGTTATGTTTATGATGAGGCAGAAAAGATTTTTGAAGAGTACGACATAAAGAAAGTCAGAAAAGAAAGAAAAGACGTTTTTCTTGAATGGTTGAACGAGTTCGCTAAAGCGTGAGTTTAGCAGGAGTGTAAGATGTTTGAAGGAAAAGATGTTAAGGTTATTCTCGCCAATGCAGGCACGGGAAAGACACGTTATATCATAGAAGAGGTTGCTAAGGAACTTGAGACAAGACGACCTGAGGAAATTGCTTTTGTTACCTTTACACGTAAAGGAGCAGAGGAAGGACTTCACCGTGTTTGTTCAAAGCTTATGCTTACTCCTGACGACCTCCCGTACTTCAGAACTTTACACTCCCTGACTTTCCACGCTTTAGGGCTCAAAGCCACTCAGATGTTTGGAAAGTTAGACCAAAGAAAGTTTAACAAAGAGTTTGGTTATGAAGTTAACCGTTGTGAGGTAGACACAGGCAAGGTTGTACCTACCCGTGATTCACGATATTTGGACTTTTATGACCTCGAAAGGTCAGGGGCTTTGACAACACGACAGCTTGCTGAAGCCGACATTGAATTAGGTTATTATCACCAACTTGTACGGAAATATGAGGAATATAAAGCCAACGAGCACCTAGTTGACTTTTTCGACTGCCTCATAAAGTACGTACAGGAAGGTGATTCTCTTCCTGTAAGAGTAGTATATATTGACGAAGCTCAGGACATTTCCGCATTACAGTGGAAAGTCATTGAGAAAGCATTTTATAAAGCAGAAAAGATTGTTATTGTAGGGGACGATAAGCAGGCTATCTATACCTACTCAGGAGCTCGCCCTGACTTCCTGATTGATTTATCTAAGAAGTTCCCTGTTGAACACCTTTCTGTTTCGTACCGTATTCCTTATTCTGTCTACAAACTTTCTGTAGCAATCACTAATTTTATTGGAGATAAGACAGAGCAGAAAGCAGAGCCACGTATGGAGAACGGGGAAGGAAGCATTACACAGCTTTCAGAACTTGAAAGATTAAAGAACTTTATCCTTCCTGAAGACTATGCAGAGAATAAGAATGAGACCACTTGGTATATTCTCTCCCGTAATAATTGTTTCTTGGACGCTCCGAAAAGACTCCTTGAAGAAAACCTCATACCTTATTGGACTGCTGAGGGCTTCTTTATGGGTGGACAGATTATGAAGCGTCTGAAGGACTATGAAGGCTTTAGGCTTGAGGGTTATAAGACACCACAGAAAAGAGAAGACTTTCAGAGAAGATTCGGAATCTTGGATTTCGACGCTCCGTTTACTGACACCTGCCTGTTCACAGAAGGCAGGAAGTGGGTTTATGCTTCTTACATAGAGAAGTTCGGGTTGAAGAAGCTCGAAGAAATGTGCAAGTGGAATCCGCAGATTTTAGTTAGTACGATACATCACGTAAAGGGTGGTGAAGCAAAGAACTGTGCTATTATGCTCGATACTACAAGACGCACAATCGGCAATGTATTTAATAACATTGACGAAGAGCTCCGTATCCTGTATGTAGGTGTGACTCGTACGAAACAAAATCTATTCTTAATCGACAGTCAGAACGGGCAGGGATATGACAATATCCTGCAAGTAATCAAGGAAGAAAACCACTTAGAGTGGTAGGAGATAAAAATGAAGGGAATATATTTATTTGCTTGCAAGGCAAGACACGAGAATTATGATTTAGATTATAATGATATTGACGGAAAGTACGGCTGTAACATTACTGGCGACGCTATGAAGGTTTCATTGAAGCCCTATGATTTCATTATTGCGAGTCCTCCTTGTAATTGGTGGAGCAAAGCTAATCCATATTATAAAACAAGTCAATATGCTCTTAATACAAAGCATTTACTTCCTGATATTATCAATAAATTAGGAAGGCAAGATAAGCCATTTATTATTGAAAATGTTAAGAACAAGAAGCGTATGCTTGAGAATGGTATATTTGATTTAATAATTAAATATGATTTATGTTATCAATTTGTTGGACGGCATATATATATATCAAATGTCATAATAGATTTAGATTGTCCGCAACATCAAGATTTTGTTTATGGCGGAAAACGAGTTAATAATGACGGCTATAATCAAGGTGGAAGTAATGTACACGCAGTAATAGAGAAGTGGTTAGAAAACGTAAAGAATAAACTTGACATATAATACTAAGTGTAGTATAATAAATGATGTAAGGAGTTAGATATGAAACAGTGGCAGATTAGTGAATTAGAACAGAAGGAAATGGAAGATGTGAACTATAAAAAACTTCTTTTTCATTTCTACGACGCTCAGGCAGACAGAATTGAGAAGTGGTTCGAGAAGATTGAACTCAATCATACTTCACGCTTTGAAGATTGTCGTACTAATCATTTCTTCTATATCGAGAACTGTGATTTACAGTATGTAAATACAGATTCAGAGGAAGAGATAATGTATCTTCTTGATGAAGGCTTTGAACTTATTGAAATTATAGCAGACGAAGTAAAAGGTATGACTTTACAGGAGTACACAGATAAGTTGCAGGAGCTATGTCATAACGGGCTTGCTCAGAAGAAAGTAGTGCTTTATTTTACTGTAAAAGGGGAGACTTTTATGAATAACTTCCCTGTGATAAAAGAAGTTGCACACGTTGTAGCTGAGGACAGTGTTGGAATAAACTTGGGTGATTACGGAGATTACAATGGCTAAGTTAGTAGTGGGCTTGGATTGCGAAACAGTTGATAGTCTCTTAAAGACAGCAGGTTACTCTTGGAAATATAATCAGGGCTATGTTCTTGCTACTGCTCTGTACTTCGAGGCAGAGGATAAGATTTCTGTTGTAGCAGGACTTAACAACGATAACTGTCCTTGGGACACACAGGCTCGTAAAGACGCAAATGAGCTGATTAAGAACCTCCTGAAGAATCCTGAAGTATCTATTGTTGGAGCAAACTTACAGTACGATATTGGTTGGCTTTTGTATGAGTATGGAATGACAACCTATGATGTAAAATGCTCTTTCATAGATGTTCTTCAGGCAGAGCATATCCTCAATGAGAACTCAATGGATTCTCTCGACACTCTCTCTTGGAAGTACCTCAGGTACGGAAAGAAGAAGGAGCGTATTGAGGATTGGGTACACGAAAATGTTTCGAGCAAAGGGGATTTCCGTCAGCACCTTAAAGACGCTCCTTGGGAACTTCTTGATGAGTACGTATCAGGAGACGCCAAGAACCCTGTAAAGATTTGGAGAAAACAGCTTACTCTCTTGAAAAGAGAAGACCTCTGCAAGAGAGCAAAACTTGAGTTTGATTGTATCCTGCCTTCTCTTGCTATGACAAGAACAGGTATACCGATTGATACAGAGCAGAAAGCAAAAAACCTTGAGTTTCTTGATTGGGCTATCGAGAAGCTTCATAAGGACTTTATGACTCAGTATAACCTGCCTAAGTTCCGTATTACAGCTCCTAGAGATATTGCTTCCTTCTTGGATACGAGAGGTATCCCTTATAAGTGTGCTATCACTCTTAAAGGATACAACGGGAAAGTATTTGCTAACGGAGACGAGACAGACCGAGCCTACAGTAAAGCAAAACAGCTTGTAAGCAGTTTCCGCCTGAAGAAAGGAAAGCCTGTTGCGTACGTACCAAAGGAAATGTCAGAGCGTACCTGCGAGCTTCTTAAAGAAGAAGGCTTTATGTTTAACTGTTCTCCGAACATAGACAAAAACTATTTTGCTTCTAAACGAGAGGCTTATCCTGAAGTTGCCTTGATTGCAGATTGGAAGCTTGCTACGGGAATCAGGTCGAAGATTCTCGGAACAGAGTATAACAGATTCATTACAAAGAACTTTAAGGACGAGTTTTGTATTAAACCACAGTTTAAGATTACTGATACTCTGTCCTTCCGCTATTCTTCTGTAATGCCGAACGGTCAGCAAATCTGTTCAAAGGGTGGCTTCAAGCTTATCGTAGACGGAAAGGAAATGGAAATCAGTTTCCCTGCAATTACACGTGCTTTGTTCGTACGAAGCAAAGGCTGTGTGTTCGGAAAGATTGACTACGGACAGATTGAGTACCGCCTCATCTGTAACATCGCCTGCGGAGAGTCAGGAAAGGAAGTAAGAAGACAGTATGCAGAGAATCCGCATATGGACTTCCACCAATACGTAGTAGACCTTACAGGCTTGTCACGCAAGTATGCAAAGAATATGAGCTTTGGTGTAAGCTTCGGTATGGGACTTCCTTCAATGGCTGAGAGCTTTGGTTGGACTATGGAAAAGGCAGAAGAGATTTCAGAGAAGTATCACGAACATATGCCTTTCGTTGCTCCTACCCTTGCTCTTGTAGGTGATGTAGCTAAGGAAAGAGGTTATATCAAGACTGTGTACGGAAGCCACGCAAGACTTCTTGATAAGAAAAAGTCTTACACAATGCTCAACCGTTACACTCAGGGAAGTGGAGCAGAGTGTCTTAAACTTGCTATTGTAAATGCCTACAAGGAAGGTTTATGGGAAAAACTTAAAGTGGCTAACACTGTACACGATGAGCTTAATATGCCTTACCTTGAGCCTACAGAAGAGAGTATGCTCAACCTCTATCGTATGGCAGAACTTATGCGTACATCAATGCCTAACCTGAGAGTTCCGCTTGAGGCTGAAATTGAGCTTGGTGATAATTGGGCTAACACAAAAGAAATTAAAGATTGGGTAAAGGTTAGAGAAACAGATAAGAAAGCTTGGGAAGAGACTTCTCCTGAATTAAAGCAGGCTGTTTCAATTTGTGAGAAACTTATAAAGGAGGGCAGAGTACAATCTGCTTAGTACTAATGATAAAGACAATGACAAAAGAGGAGTATGCTTCCTACCGCCATTCCGTCTACCTGAAATATGCAGATAGCAGACGAGCTAAGCAGAAGGAATACTACGAAGAGCATAAAGAAGAAATCAAAGCGAAAGCTAGATTAAGATATAGAAAGAGGTGTGGGTTATGAGATTCAGAGTACTAAACAAGAATCCTCTGTATGACTACAGAGAAGCCTGTAAGATTACACAGGGAAGAGACTTATCAATGGAAGTAGAACATTGGAAGCCGAAGGACGAGGTAGAGTTTTGGATAAAACAGATTGTTGCCAATCATTCAACTCTTCGCTGTATTCATTTCCGTCTTATAGACACAAGACCAAAATCTGTAATTATGCAGATTATCAGAGCAACCAAGGGACACCCTCAGCCTGAGGTACAGTCAAGCAGACCTGATTGGACAGGAAAAGAGCGTAGTTCAGACCCTTACGAGGAAAAGCTTTTTATGCAAGACCATACAGCTGAAAGCTTTGTAGCTATGGCACGACAGCGTATGTGCAAGCGTACAGAGGAGAAGACAAGAGCCTTTATGCTTGAAATGGTAGCAACCCTTAGAAAAAGTAAAGAGCCTTTCCTGAAAGCCGTAGGATACTGCTGTACACCTCCCTGTAAGTACATCGGAGCTTGCCCTGAGATAAATAGCTGTCTTGGAATACCTAAGCTCTCTGAATATTTTGCAGGACTTTATAGAGACGATAAAGAAGGAGTGAGTGTAAACATAAGCAATTATATAGAGGAGGAAAAGTAAAATGGTTTCGATGAATAGAATAGGTGTTCCTGTAGAGGAAGTTGGAAAGAAAATCAAGGAGCTCAATGAAATACTCAAAGAGCACAATATGGTTCTGAAAGCAGAGAACAATGTAGGAATCTGCTTTTGGAAAGACGGAAACACAGCTATCAGCTTGAAACTTGAAGTTGTATTACTTGGAAAGGAAAGTGAAGATGTCAAGTTGTAGAGTATGTGGAATAGAACTACCTAAAGACACAGGTTTAATATGCAATAATTGTTTGGAGGAACTAAGAATGAAAACACCAATACGTGTACCAAAGAAAGGAGCAGTACCACCTGCTTCAGTGAATGACATAACAATGGACGTTGTTACAGGAATGAATCTTGCAGACCAAATGAGTAAGTCACCTTGGGGAGACCTGCCACCGACACAGCAGAAGATTCACGAGATTATGGGAGCTATGAAAGACCTTCTTCTGTATAAGAATCAGAAGTACGGAGATAGTGCAATCAACCCTGAAAAGATTTTTTACAAGGGTGACTCCACAAGCTCAATTCTTATTCGTCTTAATGACAAGATAGGAAGAGTGAAAGCAAATCCTGATGACAAGCCACGTATCAACGATGTATGTGACATCATCGGCTACTGTACCCTCCTGCTTATCAGTATGGGAGTTACAGCAGAAGACATTGCAAAGTTTAAGGACTAAGGGGTTAGAAAATGCTTAATCTTAATGATATAGCAGAGCAGGCTCGTATGCTTGCTAAACGAAGAGGCTTCAATACAGATGTGTTGAGTACGCTCAAACATTGTGCAGGCGAAGTTATAGAAGCAACAGAAGCCTATACACAGCTTGAATACGTAACTAACTCAGACAGAGCTAAGATTAAGAAGGAAGCTATGGGTCAGGAGCTTGCTGACATCATTATCTGTGCTCTTACTGCTTCTGTAGAGCTTGGCTTTGATATTGAAGAGTACATAGGAAAAGCAATGCAGAAGAACGCTAGACGTGCATATCAGGAGAACAATAATGAAACAGCGTAGTGGTATTCCCTGCTCTCCTGAGAGCCTTGCTGAATGGGAAAAAGCCTTTACTGACATTGAAGAATCAATCGAGTACTGCGAGAAACACCCTTGTAAATTGAAAAAATAATTTATAAAAATCCGCATTTTTATGCGGATTTTTTCTTGACATTATATTAAACTAAGTGTAATATAATAAGAGAAAGGAGGAAAAGAGAATGAAAGTAAAAATCCCTTTAGTTGTCAGGATACGTAATCTGTTTTCACCTTGTAGAAAATGCAAGAAGGGAATTGGTTATCACTGTTTATATTGCTATAAAACAAGGAGGAAAGGAGAATGACTAAAGAAGAACTGAAACAGGAAGCGAAAGTATGTTTCAAAAATCTTGATGACTGTAAAACAAAAGAATTGATGATAGAAGCCTATATTGTAGGAGCAGAGCCAAGAGAAAAGGAGATTAAATCCCTTGGTGAACGTTGCTTACAGTTGCAGAAGGAAAATGCAGAACTGAAAGAAAGAATCAAAACACTGACTATACATGATACAAATGCAGTTTTAAGTGGTCTTGAAATGAAAGTTCTTAAAGAAAGTCATAGGGATAGAGCAAATAAAACACAAGGACAACTCTCCAAAGCAAAGGAGATAATTAAAAGTTTTATAACTCTACTAACAAAATCAAGGACTGCATTAGACACAAAAACATGTCTTATGAAGGCAGAACAATTCTTAAAGGAGGTAGAGGAATGAACAGAGTAGAAATGCGAACGGACTTTCTCAAGTTAAACTGTATTCCTCCTTCTTTCTTCTGCACACCTAAAAACAAGACAAAAGAACAAAAACAGGCAGAGAAAGAAATTATGCTAGCAATGAAGGAAGAAGCAAGAAGACTGTTTTTAGAGTATGCTAAAGGAAGGAAATAAAAATGAGTATGACTAAAGCAAGTTTTATAGCAATGTATGTAATATTATCATTACCATTGATTATTTTATTCAGTATCGGAATGTTTGCTTGGTGTTGTGCTAAAGCAGTTATTAGTTGGCTTACAGCCGATTTTTAAGGAGGAAAAGATGTATTTAATCAGTAATGTATCAGACACTTATGCAGGTTGTGAGAATGAACAGCAGTTTAAGAAGCTCTACTGTGTAACAGAGCTGAAAAAACGAAACTCAGGTCAGAAGATTTTCAACATTGAGACAGAAGAAACTGTAGCAGGCTTCCCTGACGTTATAGAACTGTGGACTGCCAACTTACAATCAGGGAGCTGTACTCAGGCTTTCTTTTACGAGTTCAAGATTTCAGACCTGTCAGGAAGCATTAAGTTTCAGCCGACTCAGCCTGCTTTCTACAAGCACAACTCTGAACTCCCGATTAAAGTTGTAGCTTACAACAGATTCAGTAAGAGAGTTCACGTGTTTAGTACTAACGAAATCTTTGATAAGAACTCTCCGTACTACACAACTAACGGACGTATAGGACTAACAGGAGCAGAGAAGGAGATAGGCTTATGAGAATTAGACCAAGATATGTAGTTGAGCACTACGGTGGAAGCAAGAAAGCATTTATGTGGAAGAAGGAAATTGCTGAGTACTACGGAATCAATTACGGAAGAGTAAATCAGTCTTTGATTAATGGAGAGTGGATATGGAACAGAGATAATACCTTGAGAATTAAAGTACGCTATCACACCTGCAAGGATTGTCCTGACTATATGTTGGAGAGTGTACACTGTAAACACTGCTTTAAGGATATGGAGGTATAAGTATGCAGGCACTGATAATAAGCCTCGAAAGCTTTCAGCGTGGGGAAGTCCCTGAGGAAGTCAAGAAGTATGTTCTTGCTCATCACGGAAACATTTTTACTATCCTTGATGAGAGCTCGAAGATAAAGACAAACGAGCCCTGCAAGGAAAGCAAGAAGAGTAAGCGTACACAAGCTGTAATGAAGCTTAACAGGATAGGACACCGCTGTATCTTGACAGGAACATTTATGTCTAAGTCTCCTGTAAATGCCTATGACCAAATGAACTTCCTCAAAGACGGATTCTTCCCTGAGGGAATGTATGCTTTTGCAGAGCACTATGTAATCAGACGTGCTCTTCCTTCTGTCCGTGGGGCTCGCATTACTATTACACAGAAAGATTATGAAGCAATCTATAAAAGACTTTCTAAATGCAGAAATGAACCTAATGTCCTCTGTGGAGCTATGAACTCCGTACATTCATTCTATGGAATCAGCAGAGAAGACTGTGTACATATTATGAATCATAAAGAGTATACTCCGTTCAAGAATATAGACGAGCTTTGGAACAGAATCGGAGATAACTGTGTTCACCCGAAGAAAGAGGATATTCTTGATGTACCTCCGAAGATTTATGAGAACTACAAACTTGAGCTTACAAAAGAGCAGAGAGACCTTTATCTGCAATTACAGAATCAGCACTGTACCGACCATATTACTGTAGATAATGGCTTGAAGCTGTACCTGAGATTTCAGGACATCTGTAACGGCTACGAGCCTGTAGAGACAGATGAGCTTGATAAAAACGGAAATCCTAAGATTGAGCTTATTCCTTTGAAAGAGAATCCGAAATTGGATTGGCTTGAGGAATACGTTGAGTCTCTTGGAAACGAACAGTGTCTCGTATGGTGTGCACGCTCCCGTCTTCTCCACGACGCTTGTAGCCGTATGAGAGACAAAGGATATACCTGCGGTATTTATGACGGAAAGGTAGGCACTGAGAACAGAGAAAGAGATTACGAAGACTTCTACAACGGAAAGATTCAGATTCTCTTTTTGAATCAGGCGTCAGGCGGATACGGGCTTGATAAGCTCCGTAATGCAAACTACGGAATCTACCTCTGTAACGACGCTTCTGTGGAAAAGCGTCAGCAAAGCGAAGATAGGTGTTGTAGAGGGGTTTACAAAGAGAGTAAATTTATGGTAGATATATCTATGGAAGGAACAATAGAGCAGAGAGTGACTGATTCTCTGAAGCTCGGAGTGGAGCTTGTAGACTCAGGAATCACAGACGCCTCTCTGTTCTTATTGGAGGAGTGATATGCTTAATCTAAAAGAGGTTGAGAGGTATGCTAAGGAGCATACAGTAAGAGAGTGTAGTACATATTTTGATAAGAGTTATTTTTATATGTATCATTATATGAAAGACCATAACATAGCTTTTAAGAAACAAGCTGTGTCAGGCAAAGATAATAGTAATTATAAACACGGTTATAAGCATACCCGTATTTATCATATATGGGTAGATATGCGACAACGTTGCAACAATCCTCACAACTATAGCTATACTTATTACGGAGGCAGGGGAATAAAAGTCTGTGAAGAATGGGAGCGAAGCTTCACTGCTTTTCTGTTATGGTCTGAGAATAATGGTTATACAGATAAGCTGACAATAGACAGAATTGACTGTAATTCAGATTATTGTCCTGATAACTGTCGTTGGGTAGATAGAAAAATACAGAGTATAAATAAGCGAAATAGCCGTTTCGTGACTTATAAAGGTCAAACAAAAACACTGAGAGAGTGGGCAGATATTTATAAAGTTCATTATGACAAGCTCAGGTATAGATTAGATAATTGGTCTGACTTAGACAAAGTATTTGATTTGTAGCTATTGGAGGATTAATATGGATAAATATAGTTTATCAGACTATTTTTTCGTTCTGTGTATCTTGGCTTGTGCTGTAATGCTTGGTATTCTCTTCACAGATACACAGGCTAAGTACTATGAGTATCGGAAAGAAACTGAAGCACAACTTAGCGAAAAGGACGTAAAGATAGAACAGCTTGAAAAGGAAGTCCGCCTGCTTAGAACCGACTTAAACTTAAAAGAAAATGGTTTTTCTGAAAAATAATACTTGACATTTTACACTCAGTATACTATACTGAGTGTAATTAAAGGAGGTCACTATGATTTTGGCTTTAGGAATTGTTATGTTTATTGTCGGTTGTTGCCTGTCTTCTTATGAAGATGTAAGCTATGATAGTCAGGTGAGAGCAGAAAGAAGACATAAAGAGCTTATGCGTGAACTTGAAGAGTGCAGAAGAGAGAACGAAGCAAAGAAACTTGTACTGCCTAACTGTGATACAAATGTTATGCCAAGGCGGGAGAGAAGAGCTCGCAGACGCATAGCAAAGGACAAAGACGGAAATATCCTTGCAGAAGAAATTACGGAGGAAATCATAAATGGCTAAAAAACTTTGGAAACATCAACAATATAGTCTTGATAAATACAAAGACAGAGAATACTTCGGGCTTCTCTTCCCGACAGGAACAGGAAAGACACTCACTGCCTGCCGTATAGCAGAAGCCAAAGACCGTCCTGTCCTGATTATCGCTCCGAACGCTTTATGTAAACAGTGGGCTGACGAGCTTACAAACAAAGATGAGGAAAGCAGAATATCAGAAAAGGATTGGAATGTCTTAGTCTGTACAAGCAAGACTAAAAATACAAAGAAGTTCAAGGAAGCTTTAGAAAAGCTGTGTGAGGAATAATATGTTGGAAGAAAAGATTTCAAAGCACTTAGGACAGCCATATATCTATCTGAAGGACAGAAAGAAGTTCCTCTGTTCTAACGGGGTACTCTTTACTCTCGAAGAGTTTAAGAATGGTATTGACTTAAATGCTGAGTACGAACGAAGAGCAAAGGAGGACAACTTATATGACTATACTTACTGCAAGAATACAGGGGTTCTTAGAAAGAAGAGAGGCTATGCGAAGAAGCAGGAGAGCGAAGAAGTTCTATCACAAGATGTGGAGACATTACAAAAGAGTAAAGCACCTGAAATGCCCCGATATAGTAATGAAAGCAACGACACCGTTAGGGGAAGTACTGACAGTATACAAAGGAGTGTCTTGGAAGCTGAACTTCCCCGAGTTAAAAAGGGAGGAGAAGTCAACAAACGAGATTGTGTTGGCGAATGGCGAGAAGATATCATTAACAGACCCAAAGAAGTTAAAGGGAACAATCGAAATGTCTTTCTGATTATTCTGATTCTTGCTTTCGCTTCTGTATGCTCGATGTATGAGTCTACCCTGCATACAGCGACATATCTCTTCGACTACGTGGATATGATTTCAGCTTGGCTTTTGAGTACTGCGGTAACAGCATACAACAGCTCGGCTTTTGAAGTATCCGTAATGTTCCATAATATGAAGCGTAACTTTATGGCTTTCATTTTTATGCTTCTGTGGGCTATGGTAACTGTTTTCTCAATGGCTACAACGGTGTCTGTATTCTATGACAGATTCAACTTTAATGAGACACAGATAGCTCAGGAAAATAAAACTGTAGATTCAAATAAGCTCGGACTTGAATTGCTTCGTACTAAAGAAAAGGACTTACGTGAAGCCATTGAGTTCAAGAAGAAAGATATTGAATACAGACAGGAACGTGAGTACGCAACAACAGCTGTACGCCTTGAGCTTGAGAGCTTACAGAAGGAATTGCAGGAAAACCTTACAGAACAGCAGAAGCTTTTGGAAGAGACACCTGAGGTTATGGAAGAGAAGTTACAGAGAAAGGAAAGCCTCTTTGCTTTCCTTGGAAGACTTATAGGACTTGAAGGAGGTATCTTGGAGTTTATTATGTCGACCTTATCTGCAATCTTCATCAACCTTATCGCTCCTCTGTCGCTCACCGCTGTAATTGAATTAAACAAGAGAAAGGAGAAATAAGATGATTAAAGTATATAAACCAAATAAAAATTACTTTTCTTGCTTAGTCTGTGGAAAGAGACAAACAGATTCACAAGATATTTTTGCTCTTGAATTCTTAGACAGATACAAACAGGGAACAAGCTTACATCTCTGTAAAGATTGCTGTAAGGAGCTTAGAAGCCTCTTGAAGTTTACTCAACTTAAAGATATCAAAATGGTAAGTATAGATAATCTTGACAAATAATACTAAGTGCAGTATTATATAACAAGGAGTAATAATATGAAAACAATTACAAGTACCGAAACAATAAAGATTAAGGTCAAGAAGGAAGAACTTCTTGAGGGTAAATGGATTCACTTTCAGCTTCTTTCAAAGAAGCTCGGTGAAATTGAAAAAGAAAAGAAGCTCGCTTACAAGAGCCTCCGTAACAAGTTCTACAACTCAAGAGCCTGCAATAAGTACAATATGCAGGACATTGCAGGCTTGACCTGTGTTGACACAAAGAACCCTATGAAGGGAAAGGCTTCACTTGAACTTGTATTTGAGGAGGCTTAATATGAGCGTACTAAACAAAATGGCTAAGGGAATGTTCTATGTATTCCTCACTCTGTATATGTTCTTACAGAGTGCCATTACAGGAATGTTCTTCAGTGGAGCAGGACTTGCAATAGTTCTTTCCGTTTGGACAATAATAAAGCCACTTCCTTCTGTTGTTACAGAAAGGCTGTGGCTTGTGTATCTCTTATCCGCTGTACCGCTTACAGTAATAATGTTCTTCTATATGCTCGTTGATTTAATCAAAGCTCAGCTAAAGAAGGACAATAAGCAGGACAATGGAAATCACTAGAGTTGAAGCAGAAGCACTGCCTGCAAATATCTTTGCTTCAGTGCTTTTCTTTTTCTCCTCTTTTAATTGCATTTCGTAAGATTTCTTCTGCTCTTCGTAAGTGCTCTTCACATCTTGTAGCTGTGTCTCGGCTTCGTTTAATTGATTCTTCAGCTCCGTCAAGTCCTTCTTGGATTCTTGAATCTCGCTCATCAATTCTTGAGCTTCCTTGTCCGTCAGAGTCACGTCTGCGTAGGAATACGAGGTAGAACGTACAAACAATGACAGTAAGAACAGCCCCGATAACAGCAAAAACCTTTTTGATTTTATCCACATTTAGTCTCCCTTAGCCTTGGTAATTCCAAGAAGACCTGCTCCGAAACCGAGCATAGCCATTACGATTCCTTCATCTTTATTCATAAAGAAGCCTGCAATTCCACAGCCCACAACAATAAAGCCTACGACCTTAGCAAGGTCGAAGTCCCAATCCCTGTCTGTGAACAGTGAAGTAAACCAATTCTTTTTCTTTTCTTCTGCCATTTTATTTTGCTCCTGCCTGTATAAAGGCTTTCAGAATGAAAGGTATGCTTCCGATTAGAAGCCCACCTATTCCTGTCAGGATAAAGGCTATGGTAGTACGCCATTTCTTAGCGTCTTCCTTGTCCTTCTGTGTGCGAAGGGCTTCTGTGTAAGTTGTCAGCAGTTTTATCTGAGCGTCCTGCTGTTTCAGCTTCTCTCCAAAAGCTTCCTTCATTGTCTTTATTTCTTTGTCAAAGTCTTCACGTACATCGTCAATCTTAGTGAGCAGATTCTCTTTTTCACTTTTATATGAATCCTTGAAGTTCTGCATATCAGTCTTAATGGCTGATACGTCAGAACTTATTTTTAAGAGAAGTTCAGTAAGGTTGATGTCTGCTGATTTCTCACTTCCCATTTTTTATACCTCAGTATATACAGCAGTGTAAACTACTTCTGCTTCTCCCTCAGCAGGTTCGTCTGCTTCAGCAGAAAGGATTTTGTTAGTACCAACAGATACACCGTTACGCTCCCAATGGTCGAAAGTGTAGTGCTCACTGTTAACGGCTACAGCTGATACTGTTCCGTCGGCAGGTGTTACACCGTTTGCAGGGAATGTAAATGCTCCGTCAGCAGTAGCTTCAGGAGGGTTAACTGCTGTTACCCATTCTACAGGAGCTTTCTCAAATGTTGCCTTGAATACAGCTGAAGCGTCACCCTTGAGGTCAGGGAAAGTCATAACAAACTCTGCTTCCTCTGAAACTACCACGTCATTCATTTTCCAATTCTTGAATACGTAGTTACGGGCAGGAATAGCCTTGAATGAAAGTTGGTCGCCTACGTGTACTGTTCCTGAAACAGGTGTAGCGATTGAACCACCAGAACCTTCGTTTACTACAGCAGTAAAAGGAACTTCCTCAGGAAGGTCGCTTACAAGAGTGCGGATTCCCTGAGCATACATATATGTCTGCAAGACAGGGTCGAACTCTTCTTTGATTGACATACTGCTGAGGGCTTCAATAAGATTCTCTGCATTGATTTCCTCAACAGCTCCACTCTTGTGTGTAATTCTGTAAGAATTATAAAGTTTAGACTGCATAGCATTTACTCCTTTTATATTGGATAAAACCACCTCATAGATTTAAGGTAGCCGTTTTTAACTGTGTTTGATTTTCCATAAGAATCATAAATAACTTTTTTGGATTTATTGAGTAGTACGAAATGTCCGCCTTTGTACCAATACTGTCCTATGACAATCTTTACAGAGGCAGGGATAGCTTCATCTGCTTTATGATGTATTCCGTCGTATTTTACTTTAAGACCGAAGAACTCTTGAGCAAGACGTGTAACGTCCTGAATCTCAGCCTCTCCGTCGTCGTCAATGTCTCCGTCGTGGTTGATGTCACCTGAAATGATACCGAGCTCTGTTGCCTTGACCCATATTCCGTTGAGTCTCTGACAGCCTTCGTCTCCCTTGAAGATAATTGGAGAAGCTTCTGCAAGTGTGAGGAAGTAACAGCCATAGTGCTGTATTGGACTTATAAGCCTGTTGTCTGCCTGATTTATCCCTTTGAGCATAATAAAGCCCCCTTATGATTCATTATAAACCATAAGAGGACTTCGTGCAAGTTGTTTAGTACGGTATATTAAACACCTTCAAACGTTTAATAAAATAGCTATAAACTATCTGATTAAAGCTATGTAATCGGGCACTTCTGCCTGACAAACTTAATACCCAATTACTTCAAGCGTGAAATCCATACTATCGTCTACTGTATTTACGTAAGTGTTATAAAAACCGCACCATTGATTAACTCCACGAACGTTAGTTGCCGCATTTGCACCAGCCACTTTTTGTATATAAACAAGAGTTGTAATATAGAAAGGTAAGTAATTTGTGTGCAGAGTACTTGAGTTTCCCGTTAGGTTTTCTTTATAGCACTTTAGTCCGCTTGCATACACTTGGTACGTGCTAGTATCTTGAACAACAGGATTACCAATGATGATAAACTGTGTGCCGTCATATTCTAGATTTAATGTTTTGTTTTCAAATATATACCTGTATAAGTCATAACTTGAGTTATATCTTAATTTTGTGGCACAAAAGTCTACTAGCGTGGCTTCACGATATGCTTTAACAGGTATAGACACTCCATTATAATTTAAAGACATTCCTGTTGTGTTGTCTTGCCCGTAAATTGCCTCTATAAATCTTACTGTAATAATATCTCCCACTGAAATAGAAGGAGCTCCTGTTACAGTAAGTGTATTGTCAATGTAAATAACTTTTGTAGGGAGAGCAACATTTCCCTGAGCATTTGGAAGAACTGAGTTTACACTCTTAACAGCTGTACTGTTGATGTTCTTCCATACTCCGTCGATGTAAAGTACACGGTCTCCAACATTGAAGTACTGAGTTCCGCTTCCCAAGTCCTGCGAGCCTGCAACGTCTACGTAGTACTCGTCACCGTCGTCTCCTGTACCGTCTGCAAGAGTCGGAGTATTTGTACTTGCGTTCCAATAACCTTTAAGCTCTACAGCTGATTCAGGAAGCTGTGAGTAAGGGATTCTTCCGTCAGCGTCAAGAGTTGCAAGACCATTTGCTGTTCCTCTGTGTGAGATAAGCGTAGAAAGAAGGTTTGACATATTGTCATTAACCTTGTTAACGTTATATGAAAGTCGTCCAAGGAAGTGATTCAAAAGCATACGGGTAACAGAAGAAGCCTGAGACCTGTAACCTTTTGAAAGTACTGTATCATTAACCTTCATAGCAGAAGCAGTCGCTACAGGAATGTTCTGCTCGTGGTTTACGTTGTACTCGGCGACACCATTAGCGTCGTTATTATTGTATGCTGTCTCAGTGTAACACAGTCTTGCTACTTTATTAGAAGTAAGTGTGTCTTCTACTGTTTTAATCGCTGTCAAATCCTCATTTAATGTTCTCATAGTTTTCTCCTTCTGTTAAGCAATCTCCGAGAAGATTACCTGTTTGAATTTAATCTGCAAAATATATTCCAAGAGACTGAGTCTCTGTGGTTTGAAATCTGTGTCAGCACTAATGTCATATCTATAATACACGTTTAAGTGCCTTCCGTCTACAGCTGTTTCTATAGCTCCAATCTTTACAAGTCCGTCAGGGCACGTAAGTTCTACAACTTTAATCAAAGAAGCCACAGAAACACCGTTATATCTAATCCACTGCATAGCCTTAAAGAAAGACATATACAGCTCAGGACTGATACTCTTGTAACTATCCTCTCTTTCTGACTCAGCAAGGAAGAGGAACTGATTTCCATAAAAATTAGAATATGCAAGTCCCTCAGGAGGTGTAGACAGAATCTTTTCAGGCTTTACATTTCCTTCCTCATCAAGAACATCTGTCTCACTCTCTGAAATATATCCTATTACTTCCTCGTCTCCTACAAGGGAACTTCTGAGCTCATTTGTAGCGAGTGTATTGATGTCAGGGAATAGAGCAGAAGGAACAATGAAAAGTCCACGTTCTGAGTACTCAACACCGTCGACTACTTCAGATTCCGAAAGTCTCCACCTTATAAGGTTATCTGCTTCTGAGTCGTCACCTTCCGAAAGATAAAGAAAGTTATCTCCGTAAAACTCAGAGTAAGCTACTCCACTTGGAGGGGTAGCAAGGATAAACTCAGGCTTTACATTTCCTACAGAATCAAAGATGTCAGTAGCTTCAGAAGATATATAACCCTGAACAGCAACGTCACCAACCATTGTAGCTCGTTTACGGTAATCTGTAAGAGTATCAATATCGTCTTCATACTGTTCCTGTGTAGTACGAACAAATACAAAGTAAGCTCCTGAATCATCTTCTGTATGAAAGAACTCGAACTGCTCAAGAGGGACATTGTACAGTCCTCTTTCTGAGAACTCGTATCCGTCTTTTATGAAGCTGTCAGTAAGGTAGAGTGCTGTCATTGTCTCCGCACTCTTTAATCTCAGAAGAAAGATTGAAGCAAACTTACCAAGGTTATAAAGAGTCTCAAGAGAAATCTTTCCAAGCTCGAACTGCTGAGCCTGAAAGTCACAGAAGAAAGTCTTTATGTCTTTTGTACTTGCATTTAAAAGGTCATTGAGCCTAGTTACATAGTAACCGTTCAATTCTCCCCTTAAAAACCTGAATAAAGCCTTAGACATACATTAAACCTCTTCTCTTGTAAAGTTAACTTCACTTAATTCAGGTGTCCTTGAGACAGGAATTGAAACATAGTTAACCATTTCACCATTAACCATTAAGTTAACACTCAAGATATTTATACCTGCAATATTCATAGCTTCAATTGTATTGTATATATCATCTTCCCTGATATAATTCAAATGTACTTCTGTAGTAAAAGTATCTTTAAGTTTTTTTCTTATATCGCTTTCAACTGTATTTGCATTTGTAAATGCGTCGTTAATTGCATAAATAACAGATACAGAAAAGTTTGTTTTCTTGAATGGTATAAGATAGAAAGTATGCTTTCCGTTTATAAAGGTATCGCTTTCATAGTCTACAGCTGTGCTGTCTTCTGTCTGAACAGAAGGACAGATAATCTTATTTGCAATTAGCCCTCCTACTTCTGAGCGAGGAGAGCCTGAATAGAAGATTGCTACAGAGAAAGGAGGAATAACAAGTCCGTCGTACTCTACAGCATTAAGTGTATCATTATATTTTACACGACAGTCAAAGAAATACGGGAGGTTTCTAAGTGTGTTCTCAAGTTCTACAATTGTATCCTGATTATCAACACCATTCAGGATACGCTTTCTGAAAGCGAGATTACTTTCAGGTTCACTTCCAAGCATACTACTATTGTCTAAACAAGAAAACTTCAAGTCAGAAGGGATTGCTTGTGCAGATTCTACTGTAATAGTTGATTGCTCAGTCACAGGGTAGCTTCCGATTTCATTAGACATAGCTATAAAGACCTTATCACCCTCCGCAGGAATGTCAGTGTCCCGTGTTATTTCAAAAGTAAATACAGTATTATCATCAAGACTATAGGTATATATACCTGTTAAGAGTGTGAGTGGTACTTCTGTTTCATTAATTGCTTTGATTGCAAGTCCTGAAGCTGAACCACTGATTCTCTCTGTACCAACAAGGGAAGCTACACTATTGAGGTCTTCGTCTGAGCACTTTGCAGGGTCGAACTTATTGCTCAGTACTACGCACACATTATTTATTACTTCATACCCTTTGGCTATTGCTTTAAGTATAAGATAGATTATATTTGTATTAGTACGAGCCATTTTCTTTGGAGATATAAGCTCATCAAAATTGTCGCACAGATATGTAAGGATTTCATTAAAAGTCATTAAAACCATTCTAAGCTACCTCCAAAAGTCTATAAGAAAGGTATTGGCGTCCGTCTTCTCCCTCTACGGTATCAAAAACTACCTGCACAGAAGTGGATACACTAGCTACAGCTTCCGTAATATCCTGTATTAATTGCAGACAGGAAAGCTCCTCAAGAATAGCTTCGCTCCACCTTATTCCGTCTTCCAAGTCAAGAGGGTCAAGTCCTCTCTGCCAAATGGTCGCAAGGGAACAGCCTTGTTCAAGGCTGTCTCTTGTTGAATCATCAAGAGTCTCGCAACCTGTGACTGTTTCTACTCCGTCTATAACTTCTACAGTAGGAATAATATCAATGACATCGGGAACATAAACATATTCCGAGCCTTGTGGTTGAAGTACTTCCTCTTTCTTATAAACCTTAACGTCCATATAAAGATTATACTCCGCATAGTCAAAATCGTCAAGCAATAGAACCTGTACCTTTCGAGCCTTCTATGTTACCTTCACCATCAGTACTAACCACTCCGCTTGTCCAAAAGTCATTTACTGCCTGTGCAAGCTTCTTTGCAAACTGAAGATTTCCGTCGTACTCATCATCACCTCTGTTGCTCCACATCTGAGCAAACACGGATTTCAAATCAGATATAAGAGAAGTTTCACTGCACTCGATTGTACCTTTAGCTGTTCCATCATAAGGAGTTATCGGAGCAGAGGACGGAGGAGTAAGTGTTCCTGTTACAGTAGTTGTAACCTGACCGTCGTCAGCCATTTGCTTGATTCCCTTTCCAATCTGTTCTGCAAGGTAATCATTTCCACCTGAGGACATATTCATCATAGCTTCGCAGGCGTCTTTAATTGTCTTTGCACATTTCGTAGCAGTTACAGAAAGGCTTCCTGTTCCGCTTCCGACATAAGAGCCTCCGCTTACTGCCCCTCCGTCGGTAGTAGAGACTACTCCCGTTCTGACAAAAGTGACGACAGCATTAGCTATGCCGTTTGCAAAAACAGCGTTGTCACCATTAGTCATTGAGTCAAAAACATCTTTAATATCTTTTTGTAAAGTACTAACAACAAAAGCCATATTAGTCGTCCTCTATAAGCTGATTAAGTTTATTGCTACGCCAAGTAGCAATGGAAGCCTTGGAAGCAGGAGAAGTAGCCTGAGTTGCAGGAGAACCCTGTGTTGTGAGGTTTTCAACTTCTTTTGCAAGCCCGTCTATTACTTTGAACAGAGTAGTAGAGTTGTTCTTAATGTTGTATTTACCCTCAGTCTCTACCGTAACATTTCCGCTGTTGTCTATCTGCATTTTAGTCTTACCATTGTTTATCTCCATTTCTAATGAATCTTCATCAACAGTAATGACATTCTTATGTCCTGCTTCCCTGTACTGACTGATAAGAATGGCTATGCCTGAAGCGAGGTTGTATCCCTTTGCTTCATAATTCTCTATCAGCTTTAAGTTGTCACTTTCACTTTCTGTATACTCGAACATCTTATCATCATACAGACGAGGATATACAACGAGTACACGGTCACCTTTGTGTGGTTTCACATTAAGTGTGAAAGCCTTGCTTGCAATATTAGCAAGTACGCAAGTCATACAAAGCATATCCTGTTTTGTTTTGGATACAGCTACAGCCACATCTACAATTCCGTCAGATACTACGTCCTGTACAATTCCGAAGTCAATGATACAGCTACGTTTGATTATTGCTTCTACAACCGTATTAAAGTTGAGACCTGCTTCCTGTGAAATAAAATTAGGGTCTGTCATTTTTCTTCTCCACTGTCTTTAGCACTTACTGCTGTTATCTGTACTTCGTTTATATCATCTACGGTAGCAAACGATATACTTGCGTTTATTACTAAGAATCTATATATCGTAGGATTATAAGAAGCATAGTACGAAACAAGACTTGTCAGAGCATATCGGCTTGCAAACTCTACGTACTGAAACGGCTCAATGAATGTAAAGAAAGGACAGGTAATAGTTGCTACTGCGTCTATATTTATGTTATAGACAGCAGGAAGCCTGCCATTATACAATTCCTTATTGTTTAGTACGGTCTCCTTATACATTCCCTGTGCTTCACAAGCTTTGGTAAGCTTTTCTACGTCCTGCATTTCAAGAGGAGTGTAGATGATTACATCACCTTCAAGAGAGAAAGTATAATCAAGGCTTTTATCCATATATGATATAATACGGGTGATTGTCTGTCCGATAGTCCAACCTGATTCAAAATAGAGCTTTCGGTCTTTCTTATTTCCTTTACTGTCTGTAAGCTGTTCGATATGAATTTCCTTAGCCTTATCTGACAGGTAGACTTTCACGCCATATTTCTCTGCGTCTTCTTTTGACATCTGCCCGTTATCATCAGCAGTAATTTCAACTCCGTCAACAGTGAAGCTTCCTTTAGCCCCTACAGGTAGCTGAGTCTTCAGTCTCTTGTCAGTAGTACGATTAACTGAAGCATATACTCTGTGTCCGCTCGCATAACGTCTTGTTATCTGTTCAAAGAGTAATGTCTCCAAATCTGTTCCTGACGAAGCTACAGGCTTTTGTAAGGCGTCTACAGGGGTAGCTACTTGAGTAATTGCTACAGGGCTTGAGTAAATATCGGCTACGAAACCTTTGATATGAATTGCTGAGTCAGGAGGAAGTTTCTCTGTGGTAACAATGATAGGCTTTCCGTTTGTAATGGAAATCTTATCAGCTCCATTTACTGCCTTAATATTAAAATAATCTTGCAGAAGCTCTTCTGAGTTTGTTTTGTCAGGATTCAAAGAATCTTTGAGCTGTCCCCAATATCCCATAACGATTTCAATGGCTGTAATCACATATTTACTATCATTGAAGCTTCTGATATGCTTTCCGTCCTGTGTGAGCATAAAGAAGTTAGATACAGTTATTCCTATGCTTGTACCGACGTTTGATGTAACCATTTTACACTGTACCTTGATTGAGGGTTTGTAAGTACATTTTCGTACGATAAACTTATGGCTTCCATTATCAACTTTGTAGTCGCTTGTGAAATCCTGATTAAGATACACCAATTCATAGTCACTGCGTAGTACGAACACCTCAGTATTGCCTGTGGCTTTATCCTGACAGTGGAACTTGAGATTGATTATTCTATCGAAGAGGTCTCCTGCTTGTAAGTTGACTTTGCTCTCGTCACTTATGAACTCTGCTCTATCCTTCATAAACTTCTATTGTGCAGTACATCATATTATCAGGTGTAAGCACTTTCCCCTCATATTCTTTATGGTCTGTGTTAATCTGCATTAAATCATTTCCAAGTCCTATTACACAAGGACAGGAAATTGCTTCTTCCTCATTCTGAATCTCGATGTTGATTGCCTTGACAATACACTCGTCCGTTCCTGATAAGAAGTCTTCGTCTACTTTGTTTAGTACTAATAAACTACCGTCAGGAAGCATTGTGGAAAAGAAATCGTTCGTGAATGTAATCTTGCTCAAGTCTATAATCATTTTACTGCTCCTTCTTCATAAAGTCTCCGCCTGCCTTTTCAAGTAAGGCTTTGACTTTCTCGCCATTCTTTTCAAGGAATGGATTCTTATAGACAAACTTGTTTCCTCTAGTAGAAGCCTGATTAAACATAGTAATAATTGGCATTTCCTGAACAGTAAGAGTTGCTTCGTAAACACCGTCTTCTGTTCCTTCCTTGGAAATATCTATGTCGACTATAGCCACGTATTTGTACTCCCAACTGTTCCACACCTTCATCTTAACAATATGTCTAAGCTTCCACATAAGCTCCAAAGACTGCTTGTTAAAGTCAGGTTGCTGTACTGTATCACGCACCCAATCCTCGAAAGAAGCGTGGAAGTTGATATGCACCATTTGTCTCAGAAGTGTCTTTATAAAGTTAGTATATGGAGACAGAAGATTACCGTATGTCTGTAACATTCTCTCTCCTGCCTTAGGCTCTTTACCAATCATTATAGCATTGATTGCTGAAGCTGTGTGAACATTAAACACAAACGATTGGTCTAACAGAGAAAGATTGTGGTAAGGAATAATCACATCAAGCTTATATACCTTAGGCTTGATTACAATGTTATCAGCTACTACATTAAGTAAACCTGAGTCTACAGAAGGGTCAGCATTATTGCTCTTCTCATCTGAATTGTAGAATAACATCTGCTTCTGACTTACTTCCGAAGACATAGCTTCGTGATAACTTTTCACGTGAAAAAAAGCTACAGGGAAGGAAGCCTTGGTAGAATTGTTAATATTCCAATTAGGGTCAAAGAGATATGTCATATTGTTAAGTCTCTCTAACATATCCTTGTGGTATCTTATTCCTGTTATGAATCTTAAACTGTTTGCCATATCTTCCTCCTAGTTTCCACTCTTTGCCTGAACACTACCTGAAGTTCCTTCATAGTCAATGTAATAATCTGCTTTTCCGTTCTCATAACGTACTCGCATATTACCCCATTTACCCTCTGCACTTTCAAGCCCTAAAAGCTCTGCAAGTACCACCTCTCTTGTCTCTCCGTTAGTATTAACATCGACCACAATTTTATGTACTACTTCTCCTGTGGTTGTGTCTCTTGTGTTTACACCTCTTACAGGGTAGCTCGCTGACGTATCCATAGTGAAACCTATTGGTAAGTTTTTCTCCCACTCTTCGGGAATATCACCCTCTGTGTAAAGAGCTAATAAAGAAGAAGCACCAACATTATTGATTCCTTCTTTGGCTAACTCTTCCACAAACTTAGCCACTAACTTACCTAAGGCAGGATTCTTATTAAGCATATAAGCATACAGCTCAGCCTCATCTACTGTGTTTGCTTCTTTTCGTATATTTGCTAATTCTTCTTCTGAAAGTTGTGTGTTCTGCACATAACCCATTACTTTTGTTCCATTCCATTTAGTCCTTACAACACCTGTAGTAACTAAATCAGGGTGAAACTGAGCCATATAACTCATTATGTCTTCATCTTTCCATTTCTTTGCTTTCAAGCTGTTATAAATCTTCAGGAACTCTCTCTGTTTATTATCTACAGCCTCTTTAGTCAAACGCTGTGTATCCTTCATTATAAGTTCATCTTTTGCTTCTGCAATCTCAGTAGGAGAATATGTTCCTTCTATAGTTTTCTTAATAGCTTCCTGTATACGCACTGTGCCTGCTACTTCAGGAATAGTGTCTATTCTCCTTGAAGCACTTATACGTATTTCATCTATTGTTCGTGTTAAGTCGCCAATATCTTTCTTTTCTTTGTAGAACGATTGTAAAGTCTTTTCAACAAGAGCTATTTCCTCGTCAAGCTCCTTTTTGAAAGCTTTTTCATCAACTGTTAAATCTTTACCCTCCATACTTGCAGATGTAGCTTTGAGTCCTGCAAGGTACTTCTCATTTGCTTTTGCATTTTCTCTATTCAAAGCAATATTTTCAGACGCACTCAAACCTATTCTTGAATTAGCAATCCTGCGTAATGCACTTGCTATGGTAGGGTTGAGCTCCAACATTACACCCTTTTTAATCTGTGACAGAATAGACTCTACCTTATCCTCAAGTTGTCCTGTAGTTACTTCTACGTTAAAATATGCTTGTGGATAGTCACCTCTATTCCCGTCTATTGCTTCCTTCCAACTCTGATAGTCAGTTACTCCTTTATATATAGAAGAAACGTGTTTTGTATTCTGTATTGAAGCAAATACATCAGCTAATTTAGGGAATATTCTTTGCAAATAAGCATATAGCTCTCTGCGAGCCTGCTGTTCACCTACATATTGTCCTACAGAGTTGTAACCTGCATTTGCTTTCTCGTTGAAAGCGTCTACAATAGCTCCTGCCAATTTGTCGGGGTCAGATACAGCTAAACCCATAGTAGCCATATCTTTAATTCCGCCTCCCATAACTACTGCAAGCTTAGAAAGTTTATCTTCATCTAGTTCCGTTACATTGCCGAAAGCAGTTATGAGTTCAGAATAAGCTTGTGGGATTGTACCTTTTGGCAAACCATAAGCCTGCTCTATAAACCCTGCCTCTCTTAGTGTTTGGTACGAAACACCCATATTGTTAGCTGACACTAAGTCCTTGGCTGTCTGAGAAGCATTTTTAAGAACAGAAGACAAAATACGTCTTGTTATGTCTGTCAGAGCAGTAAGCAGTCCGAGTACTTTTAATGCTATACCTCGATTAAGTCTTCGGTCAGCACTTGTATTCTCATTATTACTTTTTTCTTCTCTAGCTATGAGGTCTCGCTCTTCTTTACTGACTCTTTCTCTAGTTACAGTATAGTTAGCTCCACCTCCAAACTTCTGTATCTGACTTCCTATAGATGATTCAGTGATACCTGCCTTATCAGGGTGAACATAAATATCGACCTTAGTTATACCCGACACAGGGTCAACTCGTCTGTTGCCTATATAATAAAACTCACCTTCATTCAAAGCAGATTTTACTGCATTATTTACAATGCTTCTAAAGTCACTCTCATATCTTGATATATCAAGCCCACCTGAATAAGGGTCAGGTTGTGAAGTAACTGTAAGCTTTCTATAGTCTTTCTTAGCCATTTATTTCTCCTGCTTTACTGTCTCGGCTATAAGTTTGCTTACAACTGAATCAGTATCTAGGTAATTTGAAAACTCCATAAGTTCTGCCCAAGTCTTAGGCTCTACGTGAAACTTATCAAGAAAACGATAATATGTAAATACAAAGCTTCCGTAGTTAAACTTATCTGCTACTGTTTTCCTGACGAGTTCATCGAGGACATTCGCACTTTTATTTTGTCTTTCAGGCTCTTCTTCATAAGCTCTTCTTTCTCGCTCACTTGAGCCTGAATATCTTTCAATGAGCGAGGAAATTTTTTTCCTAAGTACCCTGCAATAAACTCTACGAGCCAATTCACTGTTACAGGATAGGCATTGATAAATGGTACACCTCTCAAATCCATATAACGTGATGTTACAACAAAACGTGCTACTTCTACTTTCTTACTGCCTTCCATAAAGTAGATGAACACAACCTTTCCGTTCAACATCTGCATTGTGATGTCATAAAGCAAATCAAAGTTCTCAGGAACAGTAACATCCAAAGCATTGATTGCCCTGCACTCTTCAATAAGCCTTATATCTGAGAATCCCTGTGGAAACTCAAATCTGATTTTGTTCTGCTGAACATCAATCTTAATCTGCTCGTCCTGCTGTTTCGCTTTCAAAATGGAAGCGTCCAAAAATACATTGTTCATTCTCTTTTCACCTCTTACACCAATTATAAAACAAAAAGAGCCCATAGTCAAATTGACTATGAGCTCTTTTATTGCTTCGTACTAATCAGGTACTAAGGATTTGTTCCTGAGTCACCTGAGTCGCTTGAAGAAGTTGTCTCAGGAATCACAGAAGCACCTGTGATAAGCTTACCCCAAGTTTTTGAGTTGTCCTTGATATCCTTAACTTCTTCAGAGTTATCAGCACTATTAGCAATACTATCAGAAATCTTAGTACCTGTAACAGGAGCGAGGTCTTCGTCCTCAAGCATAGAGCTTCCTGTACCTGTATTACCGTCCTGATTCTGAATATAGTAAGGGTTGTAGAAGGCTTCAATTCCTTCCTTGCTACCGACAGCCCAAATTGCTTTCTTGTTGAGGTCGTCTGAACCTGATTCAGCTTCAATCCAACCTGCATACAAAAGCTGTACGTTGTATGTAGCTACATCGTTACCTTCAGATACATCGTCAGGACAATGCTTAACTGTTACACCGTAGTAAACCTTTGTCAAAGCCTTTCCGTTTACGAAGTCTGTCTTAGTGAGGACACCACCGACAGAATCACCGATAGAACGGATAAGCTGACAGCCTGCAATGAAGTCACCTGTTCCAACTTCACCTGTTGTAGGTACAGCAGGAATGGTAATAGTACCATTAAGCATTTTGTTAGTGATTGTAACAGTAGAACCGTCAATCATAACAACCTGCTTAGCTGAATCCTGATTCTGATTGGCTTCAAAGAAGCGTCCTTCAAGTTTACAGCAAGCTGAAACGTCGATTTCATCAATGGCGTCGTTTGTTCCTGTATCAATCATACCTGCAAAGTATGGGTGACGGAACTTGATTATAGAACCGCCTGCTAAGCGGAAGTGAGCTCTAGGCTGTTTGCCTGCTCTGTTGTTACCGTAAGCCATTTGTCTCTACCTCCTAGAATGAAATTGAACCTGAGATATTTACACCCTCAAGGTCGTCGACATATACAGCCGACCATACAGCAGTACCTTCAAACCAATTTCCTTTCTTTGCTTCTGCAAATGGAGGGAACTTAGTCTGTATACTTTCGATTCTTCCGATTGTTGCAAAGATTGCCAAATTGTTAATCAGGAATGACTGAATCTTTGCATAAGTCTCCTGATTTACGAGAACAGGCTTTGTAAGTGTGTTCAAAGCTGTTGCATACTTAGCTAAATCCTGTGAAGTGTTGTAATCAACCCACTTAGCAATAGCATAAGCGGTTGCAGGCATATTGCCTACGCTTCTGTCTCTTGTAAGCTCTGCATTGCTGTCAGAGTTGTTGGCAATAGAAATGAAGTAACCTACATTCTTATCATCAAGAATATCGTAGATGTACTTAGGAAGGTTAAGGTTTACATCACTGTTGAGTGGTGAAGGATTTCCTGTAGGCTTTACCTTGTTACCCATAAGACGGATTTTGCAAAGTTTGTTTCCTACAAACTGTCCTGAAGCGTTACGCTCTACAAACCAACTTCCGAGAATAACAGGAACGAGATAGTTACCGTTATGAAGGATAATGTTTGTGTGATTACCACCAATCAGGTTAACATATCCGAAGAAGTATTCTGCACGGTCTGCAAGTGTAGAACCTTCGAGGGTTGTACAGTGAGTTGTTTCATCGCCTCTTGTAAGAGACTGAATCTTACAAGCATTTGTATCAGAAACTCCGTCATATACAGCTACTTTAAGTTCACACAAGAACCAAGAAAGTGTTGATTCGATTTCACAAAGATAAGCCAAACAAAGAGCCATATCAAAGTAATTTGAATCATCATAGTCACCTGCTTCGGCAGGGTCGTGTGTTACTACACTTCCGTCGTAATGCTCTGAGAACATTACCTTAAACAGAGAAATGAAGTAAAGCTCATTGAAAGCTTTTGTAAGTGGAGACCAAGTAATTGCACCTGCTGTTACAGTAGGAGCAAAGCCTGTATCATCAAATACAATAACATACAACTTCACATTGAAGTTTGTACCGTCGTTAAAGACAGGAAGCCACTGTGAAAGAAGTGGACTGCCTTCTGCCAATACGTCCTTGTAGTTGTCTACTGTTACTGCGATTACTGCGTAGTTTTCAGCAGTTACAGTACTAGGGTCATAAGCTTCTGCACTAAGCTGTGCCTGAGCCAATGATTTAGGAACGTAAATAGAAACTGCGTTGAAGAGGTCTTCTGCTACACCCTCTGTCTCTGCGAGACGAGAACGGAAACGCATAAATCTCTCTGCTACCGAGCCGACATAATTTAAGTTCGTAGTAGTTCTCCTTATACATTTTATAAAAGGTATGTATGGGTGTTATGCTAACAACCTCTACCCTGCATTGCTATAGTCCGCTATGCTTCGACTTCCTTATCATCAACGGTAATCTGCTCCGTTATCTTGAAGTTGATTCCTTCAAGTGGAAGCCACCCCGTCCTTATACATTCATCATAATATAATTTGAATCGTACGTCAAATGCGATTTGGCTATTTTTTCCAAAGTAATTTATCTTCCTTGGAAGAATCGGCATTGTGTATTCAAGCTTTTCAGCTCCACAAACACTGTACCATATATCACCAACCCCGTCACGTTTAGTAAGGTGTCTGAATGTCTTAGCCCAAGTATCTGCCTCTTTACCTATGAAACGTAACAGAATCGTAGCTACACACTTCTGACGGTCTACAGCAAAGCCTTTCTCATCTTCTGTGTAATCGTCCTGTGTAAGGCTTCTGTCTTCACTTATCCAATACTGAATAAATGTATCCTTTGCAAAATCTTCCTGCAAAGGATTCTCAAAGTTACCCTGCATAGGCACAATGTATCTATATTTCGGTGAATCAAAATTGTTGCACTGTCCGATAATATTCTCGTTCTTATCTTTAACAGGATTTCCATTCTCGTCTTTAAGAGGGTCAATTCCAAAGAACATAAGATAAAGAGCTTTTCTCAATGTATTAAAGTTTACACCACTAAACCTTGGTCTGTTCTCCATTGTCCGTTTCCTCCTATCTTGACATATAACTGTATATGCTCTATCAGGTCACCCATAGCAAAGAATAAAGGCTCAGGCTCATAACCAACCTGAATACGTTTCTTTTTAGTTCCTGCTGACATTGTATGTCTCAATGGTATCTCACCGTTTCCTAATGCTCTGATTATATCATCTTTTATGATTTCAGCAAGTTCATACCCTTTCTCTTCTTCCCATTCCCTTGCAAAATCTTCCCATTCTCTTATACGTGAAGCCATTCCTCTATTAGCTCTTGTTGCTCGCTTATCAAGTGTTCCTCTTGTTGTAATCTTAGCTCCTTCAGTAAGGTCTTCCAAATAGTACAATAATTCACCTTTAAGGTTATTAAGCTCTACATCTACTGCTTCTTTAGCATAAGAAGACGGATAAACAGAGTTGAAATATTCGTCTACAAAAAACTCTCCATCATTAAATCTCTCACAGAGGATAAGATAAAGCCTTCTGTAGGTAACGTGTGCTCCACCATAAACCTTATTAAGTGGAGATATATTGTTGTGGATTTCAGTAGGGAAATTATAAGTTATCTGCCAATCAAAATCATCTGAAATATCAGGTAAATCTTCCTCTGCTTTCTTTACCCATTGTCCTTTTTCATATCTTGGATTTCCAAACTCATCGTAACTGCTTGGTCTTTTATTTCGTTTATAAAACTTGGCTATGTCGTAACGGTCAGGAAGACGCATACGGTTATCGTTGATACCCGTTTCGTGTATGTCTCTTGTATCATAGTCGTATGCTTCCCAATCAAGAAGCTCTGCATTTTTTGAGTAGTCAGACTTACGCATAGTCATTCTGTCCGATATTTACATACTCGAAAGGCTTCTGAGCGTCTGAGTTACCGACAAATGTTTCAAGGCTGTAACAATAGAAATTACCCTCAAACTTCCAAGTATAATCACTTGTGATTCTGTAAAGCTCATCTTCCATTTCAATAAAATTACCTACTTTAAGTTTTGTTCGAGTCCAAATGGTAGGTACATTTGTATCTGCTTCTGTGTCATTCTCTCTGATTAAATCTCCACGTTTAACAAACTGAAAAACGCCTTTAACCTTTCCTAAAGGTTCTCTTGTTGAGTACGAACCATTAGGTAAAGGTTTCATAGAGAAATAATCAAACATACGAAACTGCTCCGCAAAGAAAGCAAGTTGGTCTCCATAAACCATTAGAAGTCCTCTACGTTGTCTGCGATTTCTTCAGGAGAAGGAATATCATCTTCTGAAACTTCTTCCTTCTTCTCTTTCTTAGCTTTTTTCTTTCCTGTGTTGCTAGTTAAGTTTTCCTTAACAGCTTCCTTCTTTTCAAGAACTTTTCCGTTCTGAAAAGCAACCTTATGGTCGTAGATATATGCTCTTTCTTCCTTTACCATTTTCTCAATGGTTGCCTTGAGAAAATCAGGAAGAGCATAACATATACAAGGAATGTATACCTTTCCTGCAATTTTTACTGCTGATTTAACGCTGAAAAACATTTTGTCCTCCTAGTATCCGTGACTGATAAACAGATTCAGCTTTCCTGAAGTCTTAATCATAAGATAAGCTTTAGCTCCAAAAACATTGCTCTTGAGAGCCTGTAGCAGGTCAGCATTGTTAACTGCTCCTGCTTTCTTTGAAGCTTCTCCAAACATAATCTTAGTACCACCAATCTGCTTAGATTTAAGTGGTATTCCTCCCGTACTCATTACTCCGAGAGTAAAGTCAGGGAAGAGGTCAGCTATGTACCAAGCTGTCAAAAGCCCATAACATAGCTGAGTTTTAAGTACATACTCTTCCCTGTCGAGGTGAGACCAAAGTTCTCCTACACCGTGGAAAAGAGTATATACATCTTCGATACACGTATCAAGCATATCATTTTTGTCTTCTGCAAGAAGGTCGGGAAAGTTCTGTCCGTATCTAGTACGAAACCAAACTCTCGTAATCTTCTCAGGTCTTCCACTTGTAGTTACTTCCATAATTAGAATCCTTCGTCCTCGTCTGCTTTTTCGTCTGAGGCTTCTGTAGCAGGAGCTCCTTTCTTACCCTTTGTCAAAGATTCGAGCTGTGCTTTGAGTGTAGCGTTTTCGTCTTCGAGCTTCTTTACAGCTTCTGCGTCTCCGCCTGCCTTCTTAGCCTCTTCTTTTGCTTTCTTCAGGTCTTCCTTGAGCTTCTTGTTTTCTTCTGCAAGCTTGCTTGCCTGTGGGTCAGGTTTACCCATAGCCTGTTCTTCATCAATAAGAGACAGAGCACAAGATTTATCTGCAAAGCGTTTCTTGAAGATTGGGAGCTCTTCAAGGAGCTTATAATCATCATCTTCGATAGCTGTAACTCCTGTAGTAGCTACGTTGCCTGTATCATTATACAGTCTTCGTCTGTCCAAAACGATAGTCTTTTTGAGACCGCCTTTTACGATTTCAAATGAAAGAGCATATCTGCCTGTGTTCAAGATGTATTTCATATTTTCCTCCTTATGATATACATAGTTTAATTATAAATGCTGTCGTACTAATCGTCAAGTATATAAAACAAAAGCCCCTAGATTAACTAGGAGCTTTTGCTTAGTACTCAAGATAACTTAGTTACCCTGATAACCGAATCCTGCGATTACCTTTACAGTACCCTCGATTGGAGCGATTACGCCACCGATACGCTTGTACATTGTGTACAGCATACCTGTTCTCTGCCAAAGAGCAGGAACTACGTAGCTCTTCAAGAGTTCAGGGTGGATAATAAGTGAGTCCTGTTCACCCATAGCGTCCTTGATAGAAGGAACTGTGATTACGAAGTAGTCATAGTTGTTAGGGTTGAATGGATTAGCTTCTCCGCCTGAGATTGTAGGGTTAAGCATTGTATCAGATACGATTGTGTACTTAACTGAAATCAAGCCACCGTCAAGTTCGTTCTTAATATTGAAGTTATCCTGAATAATATTAAGTGGCGACTTAGGGTTGTATACATCAGAGTATACAGTCTGTGTAAGAGCTTGGAATACGTATTCAGAACAGTTAATACGTACTTCACGTGCCATATAATGATTCTCACGGAGGAAGTTACCAATCTCTGTCTGCATTGCACGTACAATGTCACTACCACGAGTTGTAGAAGTAGTAGACAGGAAGAGGTCATAGATTGGTGTTCCTGCATACTGTACAACAGGAGCTACATCTGTAAGACCGTCGATACCTGCTTCGTCAGAACCGTAGTAAATCAAAGCGTCCTGCATACGGTCAAGAACCATATATGCGTACTTTTCACGGTCAGCCTTAATCTGTCCTGTGATGAAGTTACCTGACTGCTTTGCCTTAATATCTTCCATTACATCAGATTCGTAGTCAACTGAGATATTGAATACCTCGTCTACAATCTGAGAAGCTTCATTGCTTACAGGGTTAGAGTTGTTCTGCTTGAAGTTGCCACGTGCAACGTTAGACAGTTTACCATAACCTTCAAAGCTTTCCTTGAACATACCGATTACGTCAGCCCAAGGGTTGTTGAAAGATTCAACGCTTACAAGGTTCTTAGCGTGTGATGTAGCAAATGGCTGTTTAACAATCTTTGTCAACCAACCAACGTTCCACATCTGAATAGATGTCTGCTCAAGCAGAGAGTCTGTTACGCCAACTTTTGCAAGTTCGCTTTCAGGTGCTTTTGCACTAATTACATACTGCTTTGTAGCAGGGTCAAATCCCATTACAGGAATAAGGGAATCCTGAACGAGCTTGTGGGCTTCAGCTTCAGTCTTTCCCAATTTGATGTAAGAGTCCATTGTTTTATCAATGTACTTCTTTGTTCCTGCTGAAGGCTCTTCGTAACGCATAGCTTTCATTGGCTGTACGCCAAGTGGAAGAGCTTCCTTTGTACACATTGAGTCACCTACTGCAATACCGATACCGTTTGCTCGTGTATCTGCGGAGAGGTGTCCTTTTTCAATGTTAATGTCCGAGATATGCTGTGAGATTGCAGGGAAACGCTGAAGAATGTCGTTCTCCATTGCAGTCTTGAGCTTTGTATAGCTTACTGTTTTCTTACCCAACATATTTGTCTCCTTTTATGCGTAGATTGAAGGTGATACGAAGGCAGTAACAGACTTGTCGTCAGGGTTAATGTCAATAACCTTTCCAACTACAACATCACTGTTGCTAACCTTGTCTGAGCTTGTAGGAGCGAAGTAAACTGCTCCGTTTGAAGCTGATACTACGAGAACGTAACCACGGTTAGCGTTTTCGTATACGTTTACCTTGCTTGCAGGAAGAGCACTTGGACTTGAGCCTACTACGTAAGCGTGCTTGTACTCAATGAAGCCTTCCTTACAAATCATACCCTTCTGAAAGCTTGCAACCTCATTGTTGATTGCAGGATAGCCTGACGCAATAGCAGGCTCACGGGTCATAATGCCTGCAAAAGCAGGTACAGCTGAAGTCACTGTAGGTGCTCCTGCATATACCTTATTGTCTTTCTGATGATTGTCATAGAAGACACCGTCACCGAAGAAAACCTTACCTGCACTCTGTCCGTCAGGAGAAAGGAGTGCTGAGTAACCGATTGTGAACGAGTTTTCGTGGAGCTTCTTCAAAATACCGTTGTCGGTAAATGTTCCCTTCCAAATTGCCTCGTTGTGCATTGACAAAGTTTTACCATTCTGTGTCATATATTTCTCCTATCTTTCAAGAAAAGAAGTGTAGTCACGTACAACTGTCTTTTCCATAGAATCCAATTCAGAACCTTCAACTGAAGATTTTCCGTCTTTAAGACCAAGACATTCTTTAACTGCGTCTGCTACCATTGGAGCAAGCTCAGCTTTCATAGCTGTAAGCAGGTCGTCTTTTGTAATAAAAGCTGAATCCTTGTTACAACCGTCTTTGTTCTTGTCCTTGTCTTCTTTGTCCGCAGAGTCTTCGTTTTTATCCTTGTCCTCTTCGTCCTTAGAATCCTTGTTTTCGTCTTCCTTGCCTTCGCTCTTAGAGTCCTTATTCTCGTCCTCTTTGCCTTCGTCTTTGGAATCCTTTACTGCTTCTTCAGCAGGTTTTTCATTCTTCTTGCTAAGCTTTTCAAAAGCCTTAGCTATCTCTCCAAGTGAGTCTGAGTGAATATCAATCCACATAGAATCAAGAGTAGCTGTGAGCTCAGCTTCATCTGCAAGAGCCATTTCCTTGTTGTCAAAGCAGTCTTTAACAACATCTGTGAGTTTTGCCTTAGCTTCACAGTCTTTAAGAATAGACATAGAATCCAAGACTCCTTTCATTTCCCCTGCGAGCTCTTCTTCGGTAGTTCCCTTGCTGTTCTTGACAGCTTCGAGGACTGTTTTACCAAAAGAGAAAGTGCTGTCATTGACAGCCAGTTTCTTGCTCTTGAGGAAAGCAAAAATGCCTGTACGCATAGGTCTCATACCTCCTATAATACTATCAATTACAGCAACCTCAGAGCCTCCTCGACCCCTTTTTGTGATTGCCAAATGATTAACTTCAGTAATCTCATCAAGAATAATGTCGTATCCAACTTCATCAGGATTGTCCACAAAATGCTTCTTGCAGGTATATCCTACAGAAACTTCCTTGTTATTGAGATAATAGTTATACAGCTCGTCTGTATAAAATGTTATATTTGATTTAAGTCCGATTTCGCCTTCTGCTTCGCCTTCCAAAGCTACAACGTCAATTTCCTTGTCAAGCGTACCGCCTGCAAGCTCATTGAAGTTAGTTGAATCTACCCATACGTCAGGGTGCTCCTTAGTAACGGGAAGAGACTTAAACAAGTCTTTAGCTTTGACGATAACGTTAGCAGGACGGTACTCCCTGTACCATTCCTTTTCCACAGGAGGCTTATTGTCTTCTGTTATGAATGAGGCTACTTCTGATTTGTGGTATAACTGTATACCTGAGCGACATAAGATTACATCTTTCTGAGTAATAAATGGTGACGCCCCTGAATCTTTATTGTGTGCCTGTATTGCCATATTAGAATGTAATGTCTCCTGCTGAGTATCGTGCATAAGCTACGTCACTGATTGTAACACCTGTAGCTTCTGCGTAGGTAGCGTCTACCTTTGAAATACCTGTAGCTGAAGGTACGTAAGCCTTTACTGCTCCGTCTGCTGAAGGTACTGCTGTAAGATATACAGCTCCTTCTGCTGTACCGAAGGCTACAAGTCCCTTAATGATTCCTGTAAGGGTAAGTGTTACCTTCTCCATAGCTTCGTATGTATCTGAAGGTTCAATTTCGATTGCCTGTGCGTATTCACCTGCGTTTACTGTAACTGCCTTATTTGCTTCAAGGTCAATCCCTGCTCCTGCTGTTGCCTGCTTAAAAGTCTTACCTTTAAGGGCTTCAGGACAATCATAGCCTGTAGCTTTCAAAAGGTCTGAAAGTAACATACTGTTAGGAATCTTCGCACTCATTGTGTCCTCCTATATTTATTATAATAATACCTATTTAGTGACTTGTCAATTTAGATTAGTACTAAACAGCTTTATTTTTATGTTTAGAAAGTTTTTCAGCACGCTTAGAAGAACCACGAGTCTTTTCGTGCTGTTTCTGCTCAAGTCTTGAGTATCCACTCTCCTTCTTATCGCTCAGAGCTTTTTCCCTCTGTTCTTCAGCAGGAGATTTACCCTTAGTGTTTTTATCATCACTGCTTCCACCCTTCTTACCAACCGAAGCTCCTGAAGCTATCTGAGTTTTCTGCATTGTTACATTTTCCTCAGTAGCTTTAGTCTGAGCTTCTGTCTGCTCAATATCAGCTTCTTTCTGTTCAACGTCAAGCTTGTCAGTCTTATCAGCCTGCTCGTCAGCCTTAGCCTGAATCTGTCTGAGTCGTTCAAGAATATCAGCAGATGTACGCATATCTGTAGATACGTTCTTATCAGCCATTTCAACTGCTGTATCAATAGGGATTCTCGCAGATACGAGGTTAAAGATGTTCTCTGAGTGGAACTTACCAATCTGTGCACGCTCAAGGGCATTTGCAATAACGGGTTGGTCGAAATGAATCTGTGTATAAGGAAGAGCTTCAATGACTTCCTTATCTGTTCCAAGAGCGTCAATAATCATAATCTTTGCAAGCTGTTTGAACTGAGGCTCAATGTCCTTATGAATCATCTGAATAGATTCATTCTGCTTGAAGAGGTTACCCTGTGTATCGTCTCCTGAAGAGAAGTTACCCTTTTCAGAAGAGAAAAGAAGTGGTTCAGGGAGTACAGCGTCAGAAGCAAAATCCTGACGGAGCAGACGCATAAGTTCAGGTACTTGTGCAAAGTTTCTGTTAATACTCTTAATATCTCCAAGTACGTCCATAGTTACAGGATTATCAGGAGAAGCTTCACGGGTACGTATTGTAGCTGTATCTACCAAAGCGTCCAAAGCGTTAGCTCCTTCAGTAGCTAACACACCGTCTACGTTTACGGTACGAGCAAGTATAGACATCTGCTGTATCATAAGTGGTAAACTCTGAATAGCTACCTTATAGTTAAGTCCTGACTGTACATATCCGCAGAGGTCTGATATACCCCAACCCTGATTGAGAATCTGTCCCCAATATCCTGCCTGCTTAGCAGGTACTACACGTGCACAGCGTCCGTGGTATACATCTGCTCCCAAGAAAGGAACAGTATATACATCAGGTCTGAGGAAGTCTTTCTGTGTAGGGTTATATGGAGGAATGAT